ATGAGGATTACGCAATATTCAGTGATGGTGGTTTATATTTTGAATGTATTGGGAAATACAAACAAATCTCGGATGGTTGGATGATTACAAAAAAAATATAAAAAAATTTCAAAATAAATTTGGCAGAACAAAAAATAGTCGTATCTTTGTACTCACAAAACGGATAAATTATGGCAAAAGAGAAATTGTATAGAAGTGTTAACGGAGACTATTTGTATTTATTTAATTGGATTGGTGGTGGATTCAACGATGTTTGGGCACCAAGTAAAAGAGAGGCGTATGCTCGTGTGATGAGAGAACAAAAAGAGCACGAGAAGAAATACCCAACTCACTCTAAGTTGAGACCTGATTATAAGTCAATGAGAAAATGTACTTATTCTCAGTATCAAGAACAGAACCGAATGGGTTGGATGATGAGTATGTAATTATGGATAATAGTCAAAAATCTAGTGTAATAGCATATCAACGATTATTCCCTGAGGAGAAAGTGTATAAATGGGAAAGTAAGATTAGTAAAGATTTTATTTTATTCAAAGTTAAAGGATTTACTGATTTTTACAAAGACATTACGGTTCGTGTTGAGATTATTGACTATCGTTATAATGATATTAGCAAGAGAATGGTTGATGGGTCAACAATGGTGATGTTCAAACAAAGAATGAAAATCCCATTAAGAATTGATTTTTCAATTTGTTCGATTAATAACTTTGATATTTTAGTGATTAATGATAGTAAATTTATTATACCGGAGAAACGAAAGTCGTCTAAACCGGAATTTAAGATTTACACCGGAAGAACGGGATTTGACACTTTAAGAGAATCTTCGTATCTTTTTAATGACGATAGGGATGATGATATAATGTCTTATACGAGATTGTTAGGAACAAACAGATTTAGATAAAAACTACTTGAGTAAGCGGGAGTGGTCAATCAACAACCCGAAGAAGGTTCAGGTAAATCAATATGACACGGGATGGCCGAGCCCATATAGGTAAGTAGGAAGTTAGTGTTTTTTAGGAGGATTGAATCAGTTTTTAACATTAACGAAAATAGTCAGGTGGCGGAATTGGTAGACGCAATCTGTGTAGTGGGCTAAAGTTACAGGTTCGAATCCTGTTCTGACTACTTAGCAAGGTGTAAACGATAAGGAAAATTCGTCACAGGTTTACATTAAGTTGCAGACGAACCGAAATGCTTACGGTTAACAGGGCTTAACTCATAAAGTCCAGAGAGCATAATCTAACGAGTGACAGATTGGAAAGACAATCAAATTTAGTCAGGAGACCATTGGTTGGTGGCACCTCCCCAAGGTTGAGTAACGATAAGGTCGACTCTTTATGGCAAAGCTGAAGCGGGTTCGAATCCTGTCCTGACTACTCTAATTAAACTAGTTTATGAACAGTCTTTGAGGTGAGATGCTCTCGTTAGAACGGAAGTCAGGTGGCGGAATTGGAAGACGCTAATGGAGATATAGTCAAATCAGCGAGATAACACGGACAAGTGGCTCTATGTCGTGAGGGGAATTGCAAACCCTCGGTGGATTATCTAAACCAAGTGGCTATGGGTGAATAGGTGTACAACTATGAACTCTAAATCGTACAGGTTCGAATCCTGTCCTGACTACAAATGTTCCATAGTGGTAATTACGGGTCCGTCCCCTTGCCTGGAAATATACACTGAACAAATTAAGGGGGACAACAGAGTCAGGTGGCGGAATGGTAAACGCTCACAGGTTGGTATTGTAAAAGAGGAATTGACCCCCATCTCCACGATTTTAGTGGTTATACCTTACAGGTTCGAATCCTGTCCTGACTACAAACATTAAATTATAAAAATTATGGCAGTATTATTAGTACAATTAGGGTTAATGGGGTTAAACATATACTCGGCAAAATCTATGGAGAGACAAAGTAGAAATCCGGGATTCCAATATTTCGTAGCGGGATTATGTTGTATGGGAGCTATTCACGAATTAATTAAATTACTTGTGTAATGAAGAAGGTATTATTATCCATATCGTTATTATTGGCGTTAAACACGTCCTATTCACAAAATAGAAAAGTTGTTATTGATAAATGTATCAATAAATCTGAGATTTACGGACCAACCGGAATTGTTTGTTCTAATCTGAATAAAACCAAATGGTTTACAATGACTCCGGTATATCGATTAGATGGTAATAGATTGTCTTGTGATGGGTTATGGGTGATTAGAATGGATATTGGTAATTTAAGTAAAGAAGACCAAATATTCATAACATTTGCTGACGGTAATAAATTACGTTTGGAATCCGGAATTGAATTGACTTCAGACAAATCAATATATTTCAAATTATCTGATTTGGAATTTACACTTTTGAAAAGTAAGGAAATTCAATCTGCCCGATATATAAATGGAAATGATTTTTGTTCATTCCAATATAATATGACCGGTGATGAAAAAACGTATTTCACAAATTTATTCACCAATTATTATATCCGAGATGTATATTGTGATTAAATAAAAAAAAAGTAAAAAAAAGTTTGACAGATAAAAATAAATGTCTTATCTTTGTACAAGAATTAAAGTTCTTAAAAATATTGAAAAATAGGTGAGTGTTGTGTCGACGGTTAAATTCCTGTCCTTGTGTATCTTGATGAAAAGCAAGTAGCTCAGTGTTAGAGCATACACTCACTAAAATATAATGGTATTGTAGCTCAGTGGGAGATTCGTCTTCCTTGGTAGAGCAGGAGTAACGAAAGACTCTGTGCCGTAGGTTCGAACCCTGCCGATACCACAAAAGTAAACCATAATTTGGTGGGGGATGGAACTACGAATTTATTTGTAGTAAAGTTTCGTCGGGTGAGAGACCCGGATGGATAGAAGGTAGACAAGTAATCCTACACACGCCCACAGATTCCTTCTCTAGGGTTTACATTATTAGTTAATAGGGTTAATCAGGCGTAAATGGTTAACATAAAACAGGAGTGAGGCTCAACACCTAAAAACTAATAAAAAAAAATTAAAAAAAAGTTTGACAATTCAAATAAGTTTACTTACCTTTGTCAAACATTTGAGAAACAGGTTGACCGGAGTCGTAAAACGTTGTATAGTTTCCCTCTTCTCAAAAAAAAAATAAAAAAAAGTTACACAAAGTGCTTGACAAATGAAAAAAATCACTTATCTTTGTATAACAATTGAGGAAAACCTCAAAACGTTCTTAGAAATTTTAGATTATCCTTTACCCACTTAGGTGGTGTAAAAAAAAGATAATGGGTGGTATATCATCCTTAAATAAACCGGGAAACCGGGATAAAGTGGAATCATTAGTGTTATTGGTTCTGCGGCTTCTGAAAGGGAGCTCGAGTATACAAGTCGGATATCACCTGACCTTCAGTATTGAGGGCAACGCTTTAGAGAAAGTGGTTGGGTGACCGGGCGATGTGGGTCGTCAGGTTGAGGTGGGAACACCAATAAGAATAACCGATAGGAATCAAGTAAGAAATAGGGTCATCCAACCTTATAATTACGGGTTCCAATATCAGAGGGGACTTAAAACCGAAAGGTAAGTTAGAGAACGAGTGGTGTCGCTACTAACCTTACGAAACATCTACCAAGATGTCAGTTTGAAGTAATCTTAAAATATGAGAGTGGGGACACTCTACCGAGTAGGTTGGTATTTCTTCGTCCAAAAGATGATGAAGCCTAAGACAGACCTCTACTTGGACACATCCACAACACGTTAACTATTTTCAATATGGTGAAAAACTAAACAGAAAAGAGCAAAAGTGTCTGTCAGGTATCGTCGACAAGTTGCCTACATAGTAACGAGCCGTTCGTTGCACAGGATGACCGCAAGTCTGAATGTATTCTCGCCAAAAACCTCTACGGAGTCGAATCCGGAGTCAGTTCGCAAGATTGAAGAGAGTTGAATAATGAGAGAGTAGATGATATCTCAAGGAGTGATTGGTCTAACCAATCGGCAATGAGGATTACCATTCAAAAGATGGTGGAAAAGAAGCGAAAAAATAATGCTTCCGAAGATTCTCAATAAGACGAGTATTCTCATCGTATTAAGCCAAAAAGGTGTTACAGAAATGTGACACCTTTTTTTGTTTATAATATTTTATTTGATTTTTTTAAATTGTCTTCCGCCCATAGTGGTTGAAGATTTGAGTAATGACAAAGTTTAAAAACTTCTTCTTCTGTTTTTGCTGATGACAATGGTATAATGTGGTCAATATGAATATGTTTACCCATTAAATCCCAAGTCATTCCTTCGGTAAATTGTTTTTCAAGGTGTTCTTTAAGAAATTCCTGATTACATCCAACAATTTCAAATGTTTTATTATTTTTTGATATATTCTTTAATTTTAAAAAAGTGGATATTCTACTCCTAATATTCGAAGTTAAACTATAAAATGGGTCAAAATTCCTTCTTTTCTTTTTATACTCTGAATTATATTTGAGTATTTTTTTTAAATTTTTATCACGATAATTTTTATTAGATATCACTAATTTTTCCTTATTTTGTTCTTTATATTTTTTATGGTAATTAGATACTTCTTCAGGGTTAGATTGTTTCCGATTCTTATAATATTCATTTCTTTTATCTGTATTTTTCTTATTATAATTTTTATGATACTCTAATACGTGTTCTCGATTATTTAATCTCCACTCTTTTTTACAATTTTTACATTGAGGATGATACCCATCCTTTCTACTTGAGTTCTTACTAAACTCACAAACTTCTTTTTCTTCCTTACACTTACTACAAACTTTTTTTTCCATAATGTTCTTTCAATAATGTTTCAATCAGACGAGATTTGTTAATCATCTCATCTTCCATTTTTTTGTAAATTACCGGGTCAACACAGATTCCAAATTTTACTTTTTTATCTTCTTCTTTTTTTCTTGGGTTCATAATATCTATTTATTATAAATATCTCAAAAAGTATAAAAAGTCATAATTATTAGAAAAAAAATCATTATCTTTGTCGTATGAAAAAATCAATTAACATAGTCAATAAGAAAGCCAAGTTTGAATATTCATTCTTGGAAACTTTAATTGTGGGAATCCAACTAGTTGGTTCAGAGGTGAAGTCCATTCGTCAGGGGAAGGTCTCCATATCTGAGGGGTATTGTTATTTTAATAATGGTGAGTTGTTTATAAAAGGTATGAACATCTCCGATTATGGTTATGGTTCATTCCACGAGACCGTTAAGGATAGAAAACTATTAGCTAAGAGAAAAGAACTGAATAAGTTGGAAAGTGAGTTAATCAACGGGACAACCATCATTCCTTATCGTGTCTTCATAAATGACACCGGATTGGTTAAGATGGAGATTGCTCTTGCCAAAGGTAAAAAACTCCACGATAAACGAGATAGTATAAAATCTCGGGATATTGATAGAGATATGAAAAGGGACTTGAAGTAATTTTTTTTTAATTTTAATATATTTATAATAAAAAACTAATAATATGAAAAATTTGTTAAATAACATTTCTCAAGAAGAGAAAAATAGAATCCTTGAGATGCACTCATTCAAGAAAAAAGTAATTACTGAAGAATTTGAAGACAAATTTGCTTTGGCTATGGTTTTCTTAGGTGGGTTAGCACCATTTATGAGATATTTTGGGGGTAAATTAGGTGATTTTATAATTCATTCAAGTTTAACACATCACGATAAAAAAGCGTTCAAAAAATTATTCACAGAAATTGAATCTAATCCGGATGACTTTAAGTTAACATATGAAAAATCAGAAGGTCAAATTAATATGTTAATTGAATCTAATGGTGATATAGAACTTGACCATTACAACAATATTGAATTACCAATTTCTTTTAGTATAAATGATAATGGTGGTGTTGAGGTAACATATGTGTCTACTGATGGGGAACAAAAAGAAATTTCGTTTAATATGGGCGAAAAAGCGTATCATCGTGTTGAACAACTTATTGAAAAATTTGGTGAAGAAATGTCTGATGACGAAAAATAAAATAATAAAAACTAATACAATATTAAAGGGACTTGAAATAGTCCCTTTTTTTATTATACTTAATTATCAGTTCAAATAAACAAATTAAAAAACACAAAAATTATGATTATAGGAATTTTTTTAGGTATGGTTATGGTTCTCGGGATACTGGGAATTATAGTTATGGTTAGGATGTATTCAGACATCAAAAAATTGAAAAGATTGGTTAAATCTCAAGAAGAAGTAATTAGAGAGACTGACCATAGTATTCATCGTCGTATTGATGGTGAAATTGAAAGAACAAATAAATTATACGAAGACCTTAGTAGATATATCACTTCTAGAATGGAAGACACTTCAAGAAATTTTGGTGAGGTATATCAACAAATGGATTCAAGATTAGATAAATTAGCAAATAAATTAAGTAAACCTGTTAAAAAGGATTTACTACAAGATTAAAAAATAAACTTTGAACTGATAACAAAAAACCCATCGTAATGATGGGTTTTTGTTTTGGTGGAAGTGCGGGGACTCGAACCCCGGTGTTACTTGTATTACCTATTAAGGACTACACGTTTAGGTCATTGTTTAAGCTAACAATCCGAAATTTCACAATTCCCTTATTTTTAGAGTGGTTCGGTTTACTGAGAACTAATCCTCCACTTGTACCTTTTCGGATAGGTACCACACCTTTGTAGGGACTTCTGTTGCAAGGTTATATGTCCACCGACCCCGTGTTGTGTTTCCGCTTAGGCTACTACAACTTCCTCAGCACGGATTAAACCGATAGCTGACATTTTGTCTAAAACGTTTCCGTTTACTTTTCGTATTCCGTAGATTTAAGTGATAGGAAACTTCTCACTACGTGCCCCGAATAACCATTACCAATAGTCAATTCCGTGTCACTCCCATATTTTGATACCACAAAGATAATATATAAATTGGAAAAACCAAACTTTTTTTATATTTATATTAAAATAAATATCTATGCCTGATACAAAGGACTTTCACGGAATGAAAAACATATTATTAGATAATGACGATTGGATGGTTGTAGACCCCTTGGACTACGATTCCTTTGTTTATTACGCACCTGAAAACTATAAAGATAGTTGGAACCAATATAGAGATGGTGACACTTACTTTGTTATAGATAAAGATAAAGACCCAATTCAAACATCAATTATTCATAAAGAAGATGGTAAAATAGAATATTATGGTAGTGAAGCTCAAAGACATAGGAAATTAAATAGATTTGAGTTTGAGTCAAATTTACCGGATGAGGTTAAATCTGTCGTTGGTGAGATTATAGGTCATTCAGATATATACAAATTATTAGTTAAGGTTATGTCAGGTGAAGAAGTATCTTCAAGAAGTATGGAAAATGCTGACGACTTAATTTACGATTTCAAATTCAATAAATCAAATCCGGCAAAAAGTTTAGTTAGAATATCATTTTCTAATATGGATGAATATGTAAATCTATTTGGTTTAGATGATGATGACAAATGGTTTGTTGATATTATGTTTAGTCATTATGATAGTTATGAGTTCCAAGACAGTGGTTATGCAAGTGATGAATGGTTGGAGGGATATTTGATTGGTTGGTTTAATGATGAAAATCGTGAAAAACTTAGAGAAATTGTTAGTCTAGTTGCTCCCCAATATGCAAATTTAAGTAGTGATGATGAAAATAGTGGAGCTGCCAAACTTTTAGATGAAATGTTCCCAAGAGAAGTTGAGGAAATTTATGATGATTGGGTGAATGAATATAATGCTTGTAAGAACCGAGCCGGTAAGGAATCAGTTATACAAGATTTATGTGGGGTATTTAATAACTATGGTATTGTGGAGAAAACTTGTTTTAGTGACTATTACACAACCGTTGGTATTTTAGTATCTCTTTATAAACAAGAAAAAGATACCACTTTTAGTATATCTGAATTATTATCATCAATTCTTAAAAGAAAAGAATATGGTAATTGGTATGAATATATGTATGAGATTGAATGTTATGATTTTGATTATGATTCATTTCATAATTGGACCGAAAGACAATTAGATAAAATATACGAAAAATTAGAAGATTCTGATGAATTTACTAATGTTAACGAATATTCTAGAATATATCGTCAAGTTCAAAGTAAATACCCTAAAGATGAAAGACATAAAACCAAATCCGGTAGAGAATTTTTCTTTAGAGGTGTTGACCCTAAAAACAATAGAATCTTAATTCAAGTTTTTAGTGGTAATGGATTGGAGGATAGAAGTTATAGTGAGGATGAATTTAATAACTTTATTGTGTCACCGGAATTATTTGAAAGTAAAAAAAGAAGAAAAGTAATTTCAGAACAGGCAACGGGTAATGAATCGGTTAATTTTATAACATCACTTTCAAAAACAGACCCAACCGTATTCAATACAAAAAAACCATTAATGTTTTTGCAAAATAAGTTATCAGAATATAACTCAAAAAACCCTGGTGTTAACTTAAATATGGATACATTGGTAAAACAATTATCATTACCAAGTTCACCATTTAAGTTTACGACATTCAATATTCAAACATATGAACCAAAACGTGTAAGTACTTTGGATGTTAACTTAAAGAATATTGGATTCACTTTAACTAAAAGTGATATTGACCCAATGACCGTTCAGGGTGGTGTTAAATTAAAATTTTAAGAAAATTGTATTAACATTCTAATAATTTTTTGTATCTTTGCTAAATGGAAAGAGACTATCAATTATTAAAAGACGTTTTGTCGGTTCCGACTAAAACATATCAAGAAGACCTTATGGTTGAATTTCTAATCAATTGGTTAGAAGAAAATGGGATTCCCTTCAATGTGGATGAACATAAAAATATTTACGCAATAAAACAAACTGATGAGTTTGTAGATTACTTCCCTTGTGTAATTGCCCACACCGATACGGTTCACTCACTAGATAACATTATCGTTACTGAAGAATTATTATTAAACGAACAGGGAGAAGAAAAACCATCGTTAAAAGCATATAATCATTTTGGACACCCAACCGGAATTGGTGGTGATGATAAATGTGGTGTTTATGCTTGTTTGGAATTACTAAAAGAATTACCAAATTTGAAAGCAGCATTTTTTGTGTCAGAAGAAACCGGATGTCACGGGTCCAAAAAAGCCGACCCAAATTTCTTTATGAATGTTGGATACGGAATTCAATTTGATGCTCCCGGGAATACAATGGTAACAGAATATTGTATGGGAACAAAGTTATTTGATAGAGATAGTGATTTCTTCAAAACTTGTGATGAGGTATTAACTGAGAACTTTACCAATGGTCAGGTTTATCATTCTAATCCGTACACCGATGTATACGCGTTGAAAAACACTTTTGATTTTGCTTGTATCAATTTTGCTATCGGGTATTACAATTACCACACACCGAGAGAGTATGTTGTTGTTGAAGATGTTTACAACGGGATTAAAACCGGTAAACAAATGATTGAGAAACTAGGTAATCAAAAATACCAATATGTTGCAGAATCAAAATATTACAAATTGTTTTAATTAAAAACCCCTCCTGAAAAGAAGGGGTTATTTTTTTATATAAAAAAAGAGGACTATTGGTCCTCTTTCTTTTTTCTTGTTTTCTTAGGTGTCTCTTGGAACTTAACTTCCTTATCAACCGATACAAGTGAATATGGTGTGTTTTCCACCACGTTTCCTTTGATAATCTCCTCAGATACAAAATCCTCAAGTTTATCTTGTATTGCTCGTTTAATTGGTCTTGCTCCATAGGTCTCATCAAATCCAACCTCTGAGATTAATTCTAAAATAGATTCATCAAATGAGATGTTATAATTTAGACCAACAAGTCTGTTAGATAATTTATCCAACTCTAATTTCACAATTTTCTTAACATCTTCTTTTCCTAAAGAATTAAAAATAACCACTTCATCAATTCTGTTTAAGAATTCCGGAGTGAAGAATTTTTTAAGTTCTTTTTTAAGAGTCTCACGTTTGTATTCCTCTTCGGCGTAAGAACTATTACCCGTTTTGAATCCAACACCCGAACCAAAATCCTGTAATTTTTTAACTCCCACGTTTGATGTCATAATGATAACACAATTTTTGAAGTTAATCTTTCTCCCCATACCATCGGTAAGGTGACCGTCGTCTAATACTTGAAGAAGTGTTGAGAAAATGTCTTTGTTTGCTTTCTCAATCTCGTCAAATAGAATTACAGAATAAGGTTTGTTTTTCACTTGTTCGGTTAATTGTCCACCTTCATCGTATCCAACGTATCCCGGAGGTGCTCCAATTAATCTTGAAATGGTGTGTTTTTCTTGGTACTCGGACATATCCACACGAATCATATTATCTTCACTACCAAACATTTGTTTTGCTAGTTGTTTTGCCAAGTATGTTTTACCAACACCTGTTGAACCTAAGAAGATGAATGAACCGATTGGTTTGTTCGGGTCTTTGATTCCGATTCTGTTTCTACGAATTGATTTAACAATTTTAGAAACTGCTTCAGATTGTCCGATAACTTTATCAGATAGATTTGTTTCCATCTCAGATAGAGTTTTGGTTTCATCGGCATTTAATTTGGTTACCGGAATTTTGGTCATATTGGACACAACTTCATAAACCAAATCTAATGTGATTTCTTTTTTGTGAGTAAGAAGTTCTTCCTCAAACTTTTTCTTTTCAGTCTCAAGTTTGGTTAAGATACGTTTTTCTTTATCACGTAGGTTTGCGGCCTCCTCATATCGTTGTTGTTTAACAACATTTACCTTCTCTTGTTTGATATCGGCAGCTTGTTGTTTCAACTTCTCAATTGATTCCGGCATTTTTACTTCCACCTGACTCCTTGCTCCAACCTCATCAATAATATCAAATGCCTTATCCGGGAATTCTCTATCGGTGATATAACGGTCTGCTAAATCAACACATACTGACAATACTTCATCCGTATAAGTTACCTTATGGAAGTTCTCGTATTTGTCTTTCACATTTTTAAGGATTTCTAATGTTTCTGCTTTGGTTGCTGCGTCCACAACAACTTTTTGGAAACGTCTTTCTAACGCTCCGTCTTTTTCAAAGTTTTTTCTGTACTCATCTAATGTGGTTGCTCCAACACATTGAATTTCCCCACGAGCAAGTGCCGGTTTGAAAATGTTGGATGCGTCCATTGAACCTGATGAGTTTCCTGCTCCAACGATTGTGTGGATTTCATCAATGAATACAATGATATTGGGTGCGTTCTGAAGTTCTTCAATAATAACTTTCATTCTCTCTTCAAATTGTCCTCGGTATTTGGTTCCGGCAACAATTGATGTCATATCTAATGATACGATACGTTTGTCCATTAAGTTTCTTGGACATTCCCCATTATAAATCATAATGGCAAGACCTTCAACGATTGCGGTTTTACCACAACCAGGTTCACCAATAATGATTGGGTTATTTTTCTTTCTACGTGAAAGGATTTGTGCGATACGAGTGATTTCTCTTTCTCTACCAATTACCGGGTCAAGTTTACCTTCCTCGGCTAATTTAATAAGGTCTCGACTAAAATTGTCTAAAACCGGAGTTGATGAATCAGTTTTTACTGATTTATTACCACCATTACTTCCACCATCCATAGATTCTGTCATATTTTATTTGTTTTAATTAAGTATAAGTATTTTTTTCTTATTTTCAAATGAACGGGACAAAAGTAATATATTATTTTGGATTGACAAAACAATTTTCAAATATATTTATAACTATGGAACACAAAAAAGCTTGGGAAAAATATGTTGACAAATTAAATCCGGATAAGGAACTACAAAACACTTATCGTAAATTACGTCACGCTTTTAATAGAGAAGGATGGACTGAAGAAGATTTGGTGAGTCCACCATATTATCCACAAGATATTATGAGTAATTTTCAAAAATTTAGTGATTTAAGAAATAAATTGTTTCACGAACTAAAAACTTACTTCGATATCATTGACCATAATGAGTTTAGCGATTATATTGGTAATAGATTAAAATTAATAGATATAGAAATACCTTTAGAAAATGGCGGTAAAAAAAGAAACAATAGACGGGACTAAAATCATCAACGAGATTGAGTCAACAAATATCGTAAGAACAGAATACGATACTACAACTAGAAAATTAGTTGCGGAATTTAAGAATGGTACAAAATATGAATACGATGAAGTACCTCATAATGTTTACACAAGATTTAGAATGGCTGAATCACAGGGTAAATTCTTCACAACAGACATTTCAAAAAAATTCAAATACAAAAAACTTTAACAATTATACATTTTTAAGTATTTATTGTTAATGAGTAATTTAGCTAGCATATTATCGAGTTTTCATTTACAAGATGAATTAAATCCTAAGATTTGGGTATTACCAAATGAAAGGTATATGTCCGACCCCAAAGGTCAGGTAGAAACAATGAAACCTAAGGTTAGAGAACGTTTGTTAGAAATTGCATACGAATTTATTGATTTTTTAGGTGTTGATGTTGTTGTATCTGATGTGGTGATGACCGGTTCATTAGCAAATTACAATTGGTCAAAATTTTCAGATGTTGACCTACATATTATTATAGACTTCAATCAATTCTCCGAAAAAGAATTACCTTTATATGAAGAACTTTTCAAACTAAAAAAAACTTTATTTAATGATAGTCATAACATAACTATATTTGGTTATGATGTTGAGTTATATGCTCAAGATGATACTGAGAAACATTTTAGTAGTGGTGAATATTCTATTTTATTTGATGAATGGTTAACAGAACCTAAAAAGGATAAAACGGAGATTGATACGGAATTGATTAAGAAAAAATCAGAACAATGGATGGGGCATATTGATACGGTTATTGAGAACGCCAAAGATGAACCATTAGAAGTTGCAATTAAATTAATTGACAAATATAAAGACAAAATAAAAAAATACAGAACTGCCGGTCTTGAAAAAGGTGGTGAAATGTCAGATGAAAATCTAGTGTTTAAGGTTTTACGACGAAACGGGTACATTCAAAAACTTTTTGACTTCAAAAATGAATTTATGGGTAAATCCCTTTCATTAAAAGAAACTGTTAAGTAAAACACGACATTTTTAATTCTGAGTATATTTATATATAAAAATAATTTTCAAAAAAAAATCAAAATGGGAAACAATTTAAGACCGATTGGTAGTGAGAAATTAGAGGGTATGGACAAAATCGCCCGTATAATGGAGATTGCCAGATATAAAGAAAATATTCCAACACCTATCAATGAGGATAAATCTGTTGAATACAATAAAGTATTAGCCGACGGTAATAAATACCAAATCATTAAAGAAAAAAATGGTTATGTTATTAAAAGAACATTATCAGAATCTACTGAGTTGGATTATATCGAACCGATGAAAAATAGAAAATATTATTCATCATACGGACAAGCGTTAAAAAGACTTAATTTAATTGCTAAAGAAGTAAACGTAAATGAAGGTAACGAAAGTAATGTTAACTTATTTTACGAAAGTGCTGAGGAGGCTAAAAAATATATCTTAAAAATGGGTAAAGGTGAGACAACTGAACAAGCTGCTCCCGCTCCGGCACCCGCACCTGCTCCGGCACCCGCACCTGCTCCGGCACCTGCACCCGCTCCGGTTGAAGATGAATTACCATTACCTGCTGAAGATGAGTTACCGGTAGAAGATGATGCAATGGACCAAGATGATAACGAACCATTAACTTTGAAAACTATTCAAAAATTAACAGGTAAGTTAGCTCAAAAACTAAGAACTTTCCAAGACCAAGCTGCTGAAGGAGAAGAAGAAATGACTTCTAAAGACACAAAATATGTAATCAATTCAATTTTATCGGCATTAGATTTAGAAAATCTTGATGATGAAGATAAAGAAGAGATTGTTACTAAATTTGAAGGTGATGATATGGGTACTGAAGATATGGGTACTGAAGATTTAGGTGGTGAACCATCCGGTGAAGAATTTAGTGATGAAGAATTAGGTATCGGTGGTGGTACTGAAGGTGGTGAAATGGGTGAAGGTTTTGACGATTTTGAAACAAAAAGTAAATTCTCAGATTATGATGATGACGATTTTGAAGAAATTGACTTACACAAACATTTTGGTAAACACCATCCAAAACACGATATTGAAGATGAAGATGAGTTTGATTTAGAAATGGGTGAAGGATATCGTTATGATGACGTTGATGATGTTAATCCTGACGATGTTGAAGATGATATGGAAGTTGGTAAAGATATGATTGATGATATCTTTAGTGAAGAAGAGGATATGGAGTCAAATCCACCAAGACACAGAGGAAGAAAAAATGCTTACGGTATGAAACCACATCACGCTGACCATTTAGAAAGTATGATTGAAGGTTTATTTACAGAATCAAAAGTGGATACTATCTTAAAAGGATATTTCAAAATTGATAGTAATGAAAAACAATTAATGGAAGAGAAGAAAAATTCTCAAAAATTAATTAAAGAAGAGAAAAAACAAAAAATTAGTAAAATCAAATCTTTATCTGAAAGTATTTCTCAAGAAGTTGGTGCAACTAAATTCTTAAATAGTAATCCAACCGCTAAATTAGTTGGTAAAACAAACAAGAAAAATTTAGTGTTTGAAATGAATAACGAACAAATAAGAGTTAATACTAAAGGACAGATTTTATGAGTTATTTAATATATGTTAATGAATTAGGTCCAAACTATAAAGGAGATAACATATATGAATTCATATTTTCAGACAGTTCTAAAGACATTTGGGGAGAATCTTGGGAATCAAAACCGGCAAACGGTTACCCACTTCCACCGGACTTAGAACATATTAAAAAAGTAGGAGTTTTGAAGAATGACCTAATCACTATGTCAGTAATTCAAAACTCTGACTATTTTTCAATGATAGATGCAATGGATGATATTATTGCTTTAGCGTTTGAAAATGACAATGAAGACGTTGATTTTGAACATCAAAAAAGATTGGTCTTCAAGTTTGGGGAAACAGAACAATCTGTTAAAGATAAATTATACGAACGAGATATCGTTTTAGAATTTGAAAAAAAAATTGAGTATGAACACTAATCAAAAAAAATTGAAACTTATTGGTCACGGATTAAAAACTTCTACCTTAAATAACTTGACTGAAAGTCAGGTTGATATATTGTTCGGTAAATTACAAGAACAAATTACTACAACAACTAAACAAGTTAAAACTATTAAGGTTCCTCAAAATGTTGCAAAAACTACAGGGGCAGACATTGGTAATATAAATGTTAAAACAGACGCTAATGGTAATGTAATTGCGACTGAAATGCAAGAAAATGAGATTGGTGAAGATGATACTGTTGATGTAGTTCAAGACCCTGATGCAAGTGCTGACGGGATGGGTATGTTTGAAGAAAAAGAAATTGACGAAAAATTTGAGTCAAAAAAACAACAAAAATATTTCTTCGCTAAATGTGGTGACGGAAAAACAAAAGAACAAAAAAAATGGTGTAAAATGGCTGATGAATTTGCAAAAAAGACTAACTTTGCCAAACTTCCTGAAAAGAAGAAAGAAACCAAAGAAGAATTTAACTTTGGTGACTATGGTAAGAAAGTTGTTAGTACCGTTACAAAACTTAATAGTGATAACTTAAATAAAGTTAATCCTGTTGTAACAGGTATGGGTAACCCGACTACTGATGTATTTAGTGAAAGTGAAATTGAAAAACAAATTATGAGATTAGTAGAAAAACACATTACACCTAAGATGTCGAAACAAGACTTCTTAAACCTAATTGAAGGTGACACTAAAACTGCACCTGCAAAACCAAAAGAAAAAGAAAAAGTAAAACCTGGACATCCGTTCAAACCGGACCCTGATAAGAAAGGTGCACCAAAAGCGATGAAATCAGAAGTTGGTGAAGGTGATACTAAAACTGCTCCGGCAAAACCAAAAGTTAGTCCGGGTACAAAACCAAAACACCCATTCCAACCGGACCCTGATAAAAAAGGTGCCCCAAAGGCGGTGAAAAAAGAAGTTGATGAAACTTCATTACCAAATTTTTTAACATTTAACGCGTTAGGTCTTAACAAATAATAATTATGAGTGCAAATCTTAAAATGGAACAAGCGATTATCGCTAAAAAAATATTAGAAGAGAAATTAGTAAACGAAGGTTTAACTAGTAAAGAAAAACTAGTTTTAAGTGAAATTAAGACTCGTCTAAAAGAAGCTCCGGTTAGTTATGAAGGACCTGAGAGAATGGAACCGGGAATTGAGAGAAAAATTAATCAAAGACAAACTCCATATGCGGAACATCCTGCATTACCACAAGATGGTGATAGAGATTTTATTGAGTTAGTAACATCACAAAGATTTAAGGATTCTGTTGATAAAGTAAGAAGATTTTTAGGTGATACAACACCAATTCAAGGTAACAACGCAATGATGGGACTTATGAGTTCTATTATGGGTAGTTTACAACAAATTAAAAGATTTGAATCACAACATAAAGAATATCTTGAAAATCTAGCGGTTAATTTAGTTAAGAAAGAATTAGGTATTCCTGAGGGTCAATTACAATTTGATGTTGAATTAGTTGGTGGTGGTATGAGTGCGTCTGAAGGGATGCAAAGACAAGCTGAAGAGCCAAGTGAAGAAGAAGTGGAAGACGCTTTCAAAGAAAGTGAAGAACACCAAGAAGAAATGGAAGACTTTATGGATTCTATGGAAAAATTCAACTTAGAAAAGGCAAAAAGAAGAATGATTAACTCATTAGTACAAGGTGCGGCTTTCAAAGGTGGACATATGTATGTTTTAGTGAGTAACGAATTAAATAGATTAAGTCCTGAATTATTAAACTTATATGGTGTAACACAATCATTGATGGAACACTTATATTGGTTATATCCTGATATGGAAGGTATGGCAGGTTCCGGTGGTGGTCAAATGGGACAATCAGAAGCTGACCCTGAAACTGACCCACCAACAATCCACGCTAAAGGATTTACATTCCCTCTATTAGTTCACGAAATAGTTAAAGGTATTTATTCATTATATGGTGACCAAGGATTACCAAATGACCCGGTTCAAAGAAGTATGGTTGTTGGAGCTGAGGATACATTACCTGCTGAGGTATGGGATTCAAGATTAGGACCAATCTTTTGGGAGAAATTCAGAGATGCTTGGCCTGATAAATTATACGAAGAAGACCAAAGACACCTTCAACAATATTTATTTATGAGATTGTCTCAATTAGAGGCGAAGGACTTCATAAATTTAGCGAAAGCTATTTTGGAGGATAAACCGGAGGCTAAGAGAGTATTAGATAGAATGGTTAATGAAATTGTTGAAATTCTGAAAAAACACGAGTATGAAACAAAAATGTCTGACGAAGACGATGATGATGATTATGGTGATGATTTTGATGATTTAGATGATATTGATTTATCTTCTCTTGGGTTCTAAAAAAACCAAATGACATTATATGTCAAATTTAACAAAAGAACAAGTACTTATTGAGTACGTAAAATGTAATAGAGATGTTGAATACGCTCTTAGAACGTACTTAGAAACATATGACAACACGGTTAAAAAATATGTTCCATTGGAACTTTTCCCTGACCAAGTTGCATTACTTAACGACTACGAAGAATACAATGAGAATATAGCATTAAAGTACAGACAGGCCGGGGTATCCACAGTTACCGCGGCTTGGATGTCTCGTAAACTTGTATTCGCAAGAAAAGAAGCTCCTGAAAAAATATTGATTATTGCCAATAAATTGGATACATCATTGGAGATGGCGAACAAAATTAAAGCGTTCGTTGCACAATGGCCATCTTGGACGGGTGTGGATTTTGATAAAAACAAAAATTCCCAAAAACATTATAAATTATCAAATGGGTGTGAGGTTAAAGCCGTTGCAACATCTAAGGATGCTTTGCGTGGATTTACACCTACAATACTTGTATTTGACGAGGCCGCGTTTATCGAGGCTGATAGTGATTTCTGGTCAGCCTGTATGGCATCCCTATCTACGGGGGGTAAAGTAATTGTAGTATCAACACCTAACGGATACGACCCAATTTACTACGAAATCTATGACCAAGCATTACGTAATATGAATGACTTCAAAATTACGGAAATGTTTTGGTACCGTGACCCACGTTATACCAAAGACTTATTTTTAGTTAAAACGGATGACATTATTCATTTCTTATTAAATAAAGAAGATTATAATCCTGATGAATTTCTTGATTGGTCTAAAATACCATATGAGAATCGGAACTATAAAGAATTACGAGTTCTTATGGATGCCGGATATAAACCTTGTTCATCTTGGTTTGAGGCGATGGTTAAGAAATTAAAATACGACAAACGTAAAGTATCTCAGGAGTTAGAGTGTAACTTCTTAGGTTCCGGAGATAACGTATTTGATTCTCTTATGATGCAAAAAATTCGTGAGAATATGATTTTGGAACCAATTCAAAAACTTATGGGTAATGCCCTTTGGATTTGGAAGGAACCGGTTGTTGGTCATAAATATATTATGGGTGTCGACGTTTCCCGTGGGGATTCTGAAGATTTTAGTTCATTCCAAATTGTGGATTTTGATACTCAAGAACAAGTTGCCGAATACGTTGGGAAACTTCCTCCGGATACAATGGCGGAAATTTGTCACAAATGGGCAACAATTTATTCTTGTTTTGTGGTTATTGATATCACCGGTGGGATGGGTGTTTCAACATCACGAAAATTACAAGAGATGAATTATAAAGATTTGTATATTGATGGTGTTGATAGTGCAAACAAATGGAAGTATGACCCAAAAGCTGCCGAGAAAATTCCGGGAATCAATTTTAATAATAAACGAGTTCAAATAATTGCTTCGTTTGAAGAGGTTATGAGACACGGATTTAGAATTTATAGTTCTCGTTTGTATAACGAGATGAATACTTTCGTTTATATCAATGGTAGACCTGACCACCAAAAAGGTCACCACGATGACTTAATTATGTCAATTGCGATGGCAACCTATGTTGCGGAGTCATCATTTAGTAAATTAACTAAAGTTACTGAACAAACCAAAGCAATGTTAGAATCTTGGGCGGTTAGTAATAATGATGTTGTTTCTAAAAATTTAGAATTTAATCCTGTTATACCAAATTATTATGGAACAAATCCAAGTCAAATGGGCCAACAAAGTATTTCACGTGAAGATTATATGAGATACGGTTGGTTATTTGGAGGTAGGTAATATTTATAAAATAAAACCAAATGGGATTTGAACAGAGAAAAAAATCAGGTAATATATTTGCGGGGTCTAGATTAGTTGTTGATGGTCAGGGAATTTATAATGTTAAAATTATAAAACCCGGATTTGAACGACAAAAATCTCCATTGGAATACTTTAGACCTATTGTATTCCCCGGTCCTGTTCCTGCACCATTATGTGACTTTACCGGAGTTCTTTTTATGACACCAACTCCAACACCAACAAATACTGTTACACCTACTTTAACTCCGACAAATACTATCACTCCAACACCTACTTTAACTCCAACAAATACTGTAACACCTACATCAACATTTCCATTATGTGGTATTCAATTAATTTCTGTTAATAATGTATTTGGTACAACTTGGGAATATAATTTTATTTCAGGTGTTCAATGTGGTACATTAAACGTTGAATATTCTACTGATAATGTTACTTGGAATGGTTCTGCGGGTAGTTGTGTATCACCAAGAAATTTTGATATAGGTAGTCAAACAGGGACATTATATTTTAGAATAATACAATATTGTACATCAGGTGGTCCAACAACTTCAAATGTTGTTACTTACACATTTCCAACACCAACACCGACACCGACACTTACACCAACACCAACAACAATATTTCAATTTTTACCTGATGGGTTCTATTTTACAGATGAAGTAAATAATGATACTTTTGCCTATATCTATGGAGAATTTACAGGATACACATATAACAATACTCCGGTAAATCGTTTAGTTAAATTAAATCAAGATTTGACAATTGATTATACCTTTACCGGTGGAACAGGGTTTAATGCCGATTTTTACGCATATCAATCAATTACTCAACAACCTGATGGTAAATTAATTGTAACGGGTAACTTTACACAATATAGCGGTGTTTCATTTAATAGAATAGTTAGATTAAATACTGATGGTTCAGTAGACACCACATTTACCGGTGGTACAGGATTTAATAATATTTCATTAGGTTCTGCGGTTGATTCATTAGGTAGAATAGTGATTGTTGGTTATTTTAATTCTTATAACGGAAATTCCGCGCCAAGAATTGTTAGATTAAATAGTGATGGTACTTTTGATGGTACATTTACAATTGGTTCAGGATTTAATAATACTGGTATTCAGGTATTAATGAATCCGGATGATACAATGTATATTTCAGGATATTTTGACACTTATAATGGTACTTCAGTTACTCCTCGTATAGTCAAATTATTATCAACAGGTGCTATTGACACATCATTTACCGGAGGTACCGGATTTAATACTGTTGGATATCAACCAAATGGATTTATAAGAATTTCGGGTGAAACTTCTTTTTACAATTTTGGGTATTTTACATCATATAGTGGAATTTCCGCAAATAGAATTATTAAATTAAATTCTGACGGTACACAAGATACATCATTTAATAGTGGTTCAGGGTTTAATGATTATATTATATATGGTTATATTATTTGGACCAATAAATTATTACTATCGGGTGCATTCACTAGCTACAATGGAACATCATCAAACGGAACAATTATCTTAAATTCTGACGGTACAATTTACCAAACATTTAGTAATAATTATCAAGGTATATTCTTTATTGGTAACAAATTATTTGGACAACAAAATGCACAACCAATTGAGTTAATTGCGACATACCCATAATCTATACAAAAAAATAAAAAAATATCTATAATTTCAATATGTCAACATATATTTTAATAACAACTGAAAACTACGATGGTCAAATGGCCGAAATAACTTTCTATCCATCAGTGGGTGGTTCAATTTATTTGGGGTCAGTTTTGTTACCTTATGAATATTATACTGATGATTTTTATGGTACATATAGTATTTACATTCCAAGTAAAGATGCAACTTGTGAATTAAGATTTATTACACCAACTCCAACAAAAACACCAACTCAAACCCCAACGGTAACTCCTACAAATACACCAACAAATACGGTGACACCAACGGTTACACCAACATTAACAACAAGTCCAACTACAACACCTACAGTTACACCAACACCAAGTATATCTTGTCACGGATGTAAATATTATAAATTATATGGGGGTATAGGTCGCGGTGGTTATACTGAATATGAGTATATACCTTGCGGTAGTAATACACCAACAACAATACAAGTAAATAAAGTTGATTATTTACCGGGATTATTTAAGTATGTTTGTATTAAATGTTCATACGGTATAATTAGATTATCAGGAAATGGTACGTATAATTTAGAAGGAGAATGTCCTACGCCAACACCTACACCAACAATAACAACAACTAGAACACCAATTCCAACTAGAACACCTACAACTACACCAACACCTACCGTTACGACAACTAGAACTCCAATACCAACTAAAACAACGACACCTACGGTTACACCAACAATAACTCAAACTCCAACACCAACAAGTACATTAACTCCGACAGTAACACCTACACATACGGTAACTCCAACAAATACAAATCCATCTTGTTTATGTGTTGAAGTGGTAATTAGCCAAACCGACATTGATAATGCGGTTAAAAATACTATTGGCCCATATGATAATATTGTATTTTTCCAAGGGTCAAAACAAAGTAATTGTGATGGTAGTGATATTATATATGAATTTACTTCTCCGGGAACTTATCATTTCTGTGTTAAAAGTAGTATGATAAACACATTGAGTTTATTTTATTACTTTGAAAATGTTCCACAATATTATCCATCAATTGATAGTACCGTTACTATTAGTACTACCGGATGTAGTGTTGATTCTGATTGTGGTAGCAATGTTACTCCAACCCCAACACCAACAAACACTGTAACACCAACTACAACTACGAAATATAATAGATGGTATTTAACCTCTTGTTGTGACGGTTTATCTGATGGTATTATGGATATTCCGTCCGGTTATATTGCGGGTGATGTTGTATTAGCCGATAATGGATATTGTTATGTTATGGTAGATTCGTCAATTAGACCAATAACATTAAATTACTCATCTTCATATGCCGATTGTACTACGTGTCTTTCAGAAAATAAACCTTGTCCATCTCTAACTCCAACCCCAACAATAACCAACACTCCAAGTGTAACACCAACATCACCAGCGGCGTTTATTAGTGTTTGGAGAACAACAACCAATTCAGAAACAATATCATTACCATTAGTTTCTAGTGGTACTTATTCGTTCTTAGTTGATTGGGGTGATGGAAATTCTAACACTATAACAACTTGGAATACGTTTGACAAAAATCATACGTATGAATTTGCCGGTGATTATACTGTTACAATTTCAGGTGTAATTAATGGGTGGTCATTCCAAACTAGTACATCGTCAAATACTAAATTTATCAGTGTTATTAAATGGGGTGTATTACAAATTGGTAATACCGGTGGAGCATTTTTTGGATGTACCAATTTAGATTTATCAACCGTAACAGATACTCTTAATTTAAGTGGAGTTATTAGTTTAGCAAGTATGTTCAGGAATTGTTCATCATTAACAACAATTAATAATATAAATCTATGGAATACCTCAACAGTTACAACCACAACATTAATGTTTTGGGGAGCAACCAATTTTGATGATAATATTGGTGGTTGGAATATGGGTCAAGTAACCAATACTACAAATATGTTCTTTAATGCAACTAGTTTTAATAATGGAGGTAGTTCAACAATTAATGATTGGAACGTTGGTAATTTACAAAATGCTACAGGAATGTTTAGAAACGCAATCGCATTTGAACAACAAATTGATACTTGGAATATTGTTAATTTACTTACAGCACCATATTTTATGTCAGGTAAAAGTACTGCGGATTATCCGGCAACATTAAACCAACTATTTAACTCTTGGTCAACATTAACAGTTAAACCAAATGTGTCAATTAATTTTGGTTCAATCAATTATACATCGGTGGGAGCTCCGGGATATGGAATTTTAACAAATTTAACAAATAATTGGAGTATTGGTACCGGAGGGCAAATATAATAATACAAAGTATTTATTAAAGGATAATAAGATTTAGATTTTTAATATGGAAAATAATCAGAATAATAATTTGACAGTATGGCAACGTTTATCAAGTGCCTTTGGACCTAACGCTCAATTAGGTCAAGATTATCCTGTCTACAAATTAGATAAGAAGGAGTTGTTAAAAACAACTTCTCAAGCAGAATACGAAAGAGAAAAATTACAAGCACAACAAACTTACTACTTAGCCAATCAATGGACTAAGATTGAAAGTAATTTATATACCCAAGCCGTTTATTACGAACCAACACGTTTAGCCTCATTCTATGATTATGAATCTATGGAATATACTCCGGAGATATCGGCAGCATTAGACATTTATGGTGAAGAATCAACAACAGTAGACCAAAATGGTTTTATGTTACAGATTTATTCTGAATCAAAAAGGGTTAAAGGTATTTTAGCCGACTTATTCAATAACGTTTTAGATGTTAATACAAACTTACCTATGTGGACAAGAAATACTTGTAAATATGGGGATAACTTTGTTTACCTAAAACTAGATGCTGAAAAAGGTATTATTGGATGTATGCAATTACCAAACATTGAAATTGAACGTTTGGAAAGAGGTATGGCTGCAAAATCTGCAAACCTTGAAGAACCAATTGAGAATAAAGGTTTACGTTTCAAATGGAAAGTTAAAGATATGGAGTTTAACTCTTGGGAGATTGCTCATTTCCGTTTATTAGGTGATGATAGAAAACTTCCTTATGGTACTTCTATGTTGGAAAAAGCGAGACGTATTTGGAAACAGTTATTATTATCTGAAGATGCAATGTTAATTTATAGAACATCAAGAGCACCGGAAAGACGTGTGTTCAAAGTATTTGTTGGTAATATGGATGACAAAGATGTTGAACCATATGTACAACGTGTTGCAAACAAATTCAAAAGAGACCAAGTTGTTGATGGTAAAACAGGAAACGTGGATATGAGATTTAATCAAATGGCGGTTGACCAAGATTATTTCATCCCGGTTCGTGACCCAGCAGCCGCATCACCAATTGATACATTACCGGGAGCACAAAACTTAGCAGAGATTGCCGATATCGAATACATCCAAAAGAAATTATTAACTGCGTTAAGAGTTCCAAAAGCATTCTTAGGTTTTGAAGAAACAACCGGTGATGGTAAAAATTTATCTTTAATGGATATTCGTTTTGCAAGAACTATTAACAGAATCCAAAAATGTATGGTTGCAGAATTAAATAAAATCGCCATCATCCATTTATTCTTATTAGGATTTGAAGATGAATTATCAAATTTTACACTAGGACTTACAAATCCATCTTCTCAAGCTGACTTATTAAAAGTTGACTTATGGAAAGAGAAAATTTTATTATACAAGGATGCGGTAACCGCTATTGAAGGTATTGCTCCTGTATCAGTATCGTGGGCTAAGAAACACGTATTAGGATTCTCTGATGAAGAAATTAAACTTGATTTACAACAACAACGTATTGAGAAAGCGGTTGGCGCTGAATTAACCAATACTGCGACAATCATTACTCACACAGGTATATTTGATAACATTGATAAATTATATGGAAACCCTGCATCCGGAACAACCGCAGGAGCCCCTGCACCTCCTGAAGGTGGTGGAGGTGGTGGAGGAAGTTTCTCTAGCTTAGGTGGAGGAGGTTCTGAATTTGGTGGTGGACCTGAATTAGGTGGAGCACCGGGTGGAGGACCTGAATTAGGTGGAGCCCCTGAAGAAGGAGGTGCCCCTGAAGAAGCACCGGCACCGGGAGCAGCACCGGCACCCGAAGAAGAAACAATACCTGAAACATTTACAAGAGATAACTTAAAGATTTTAGTGGAAAGAGGGTCAATGATTGAAGAAGAATCGTACATTGATTTATCTAAAGGAAAAAATTCTTTGGGAGAAATTGAGGAACAATTAGGAAAACTTCTAAAAGATTGATATTTATATTAAAAAACAAATTATGAAATTCGGTATATTAAAATCAAAAATAGAAAATGTGTTATTGGAATCATACAAAAACAACACATTCAAAGATGAATTAAAAACATTCAAAAAACTTGTTATTGAGAACAAAAATGTTGCAAAAATATTTTATCTATATGATGAGTTAAATTCTCCAAAAGGATTAAATGAATCTTATGTTAATGAATTTATTAATGAGTCTATTAAGTTATATGAAAAATCAATTTCTAAAATAACTAAAGCTGAATTAAAAGGATTACACGAGTGGGTTAAAAATTCTACTGCGGAAAATTCTTATTCTAATATTGATGATTTATTCACTAGCGATGTGTTAACTATCGAATCAAGAATTAAAAGTAAAAAAATTATTTCTGAATCACTTAGAAAATTACCAATTACTACTACCAAAGGTATTGAATTACCATTGAGTACTATGGTAAGTGTTGCAAACAAAACTATTAAAAACTACATTGACGGATTAAACGAATCAGATAGAGAAGAAATTATTAAATTATTATCAGAAGATGATTCGGCGTTAACTGAAAAATATAATACTCTAAAAGAAAGTGTTGTTGAGAAGTTAAAAACTATGAAGGAATCATCAGACGATAATTCAGTGAAGAGCAGAATTGATGAGACCTTACACAAGGTACTTTCTGAGAAGTTTGACAAGTTATCTTATTTTAAGTTAAAAGGTCTGAACGAAAATCTTTAATCGTTATCTGAATAAAACTTTTTTTGAACGTGGATTGCTTTGGCAATCTCCGTTCTTCTTACAACAGAAGGTTTTTTAAATTCTTTTCTTTTTACCAATTCAGAACTTTGTCTTGTTTTGATAACTTTACTTTTATAAAGTTTCAAAGCTTTCTCAATCGTCGTGTTTTTATCTAATTTTACTATTAACATATACTAACATATATCTTCTTCCTACAAAAAAGTTTTGACTACTACAAATATTTCCCTTATTTTTATTGAAAATAAACAGGAAATTATGAAATTGAATGAAAAAGGGGAAGACCTCTAACATTACGGGATTCAAAACCGCTAAGATTATTTATGGAACAGTAGATTCCGTAGAATTAAAATCACTTTACTTAAACATCCAAACTTGGGTGGAACCAATTGTCGACAATGATAATTGGACACGGACAGTTCTCAATCTGAGCAGAACCATAAAACATTCCATATATGATTCTTTAAACGAAAAAATATTTGACACTAAATTTATTGTTGATTTAGATTTAAGGTCAAGTGGATTAAAGTACGGAAAAAAATCATTTATGAATTTAGAAATCAATTTTTTTATTATTCAACCCGGTATGGATTTCAAAGATAATGAAATAAAAGATTCATTAATAGATATTACTACCAAAATTTTTAAAGATAACTTTAACATCAACGAATATTTTAATTTTTATTTAACCAAAAAAAGCAAATATACCAAAGAAACGACACAATTTGAGAAAGTTTAATATTTATAAATAAAACATTTAAGATGAATTTGAAAATATTAAATCCAACAGAAGTTGGTAAAGGTATATTAGTTGAATACGATGCAGGATATGTTAACCCTACAGAAAGTCGTAATGTTGAAATCATTAAGGAATCTAAAGGGATGCTTGACCATTCAAAACCATTTGAATTCTATGCGGTTTTACAAAAATATAATACCCCAAATAGAAATGGTAGAATATACCCTGAACGTATATTAAAAAGAGAGGCTGAGAATTATAAAAAAATGATTAATAAGGGAATTGCTCTTTCTGAGTTAAATCACCCGGAATCGTCTTTAATTGATTTAGATAGAGTATCACACGCTATCACCGATGTATGGTGGGAAGGAAATGTATTAATGGGAAAGATTAAATTACTTACATCCCCGGGATTCCACGAAAGTGGAGTTTGTTCAACAAAGGGTGATTTAGCTGCAAATTATTTAAGACAAGGTGTTACATTAGGTATCTCATCAAGAGGTGTCGGTTCCCTAAAAAAGGTGGGAGAACAAAATGAAGTACAAGATGATTTTGAATTAATTTGTTTTGACTTAGTATCATCACCTTCAACTCCGGGAGCATACCTTTTTCAAAATCCTGAGGATAGATTCAACTATGAAGAAAACTTAGAAGAGGAAAAACAAATGAAGGTTGAGAGACAAGTTGGTGAAAATGGCAACAAATCTCTTGACTTAATGAAAAAATTAAACGATTATTTAGGATATTAACTTAAATAAAAAAAATATGGACGAAAAGTATTTCATTGCAAAAATTACGTTAGACTCAGTTGATGAGGCGACAGGAAAGATTAAAAAATTAAGAGAAGAAAAATTAGTTAGTGGTTATAACCCAACCGATGTAGAGGCAAAAGTTACCAAAGTTTTTGAAAACTACACTATGGAGTGGAGAATCACTGCGATTGTTGAAAGTAAAATTGATGAAGTGATAGAATAAGATTTATATTCAATAATTAACTAAGGAGACAGAAATGTCTCCTTTTTTTGTGCTTTTATTTTTTTGGTAATATTTATGATTATAATAAAAACCTGTTATGAAATTAGTAAAAATTAAACTTTTTTCATAATGGGAGATATTTATATATTAAAATAACGTAAACAAAAATGGCAAAAGAAAAATCTTTAGTTGAAGAAGCTATCATCCAAATGAAAAATTTGGAAGAGGCGGTAGCGGAAAACGCAAAAGGAATACTTGCTTCGACAATGTCGCAAGAAATCAAAGAACTAGTAAAGGAATCTCTAACTGAACAAGATGACGAGATTGAAACAGACATTGATGTTGAAGAACCGGAAGGTTCAGAAGATATCGCCGATATTGATATGGGTGATGATGAATCTGACGAAGAAGGTGACGATACAGATATGGATAACATTGATATGGATATGGACGACGAAGAAGATATGGACGACGATGATATGGAAGATATGGACGACGATGATATGGACGACGAAGAAGATACCATTGACCTTACTGACGTTGACGACGACGAAGAAATTCTAAGAGTTTTTCAATTGATGGGACCGGATGATAATATTGTTGTAACAAAAGACGACAAAGGAAACACTCACCTAAAAGATGAAGAAACAGGAAAAGAATATATGATTGTTGGAGAAGGCGAAGAAGAAGAAGGTGAAATGTTTGAAGAATGGGACGAATCTGAAGAAATGGATGAATCTGAAGAAATGGAAGAATCTATCGAATCTATTGTAGAAAGAATGTTCGGTTCTGACGACGAGGAAGAAGAAGATATGGACGAAGAAATCGTTTATGAAATCCAAATGGATGAAGAAGACGAAGAAGAAGAAGAAGAAATGGATGAATCTATTTCTGAATCTAAAAAAATGTCAATCAAACCTAAAGGAGTTGGAATGGGAAGTCCTAAATTCAAATACGATGCAAAACCTAACCAAGGTTCAGGATTCAAAACAAAAATGAAACAAGGTCCTAAAACTATGGGTACAGGTAAAGCTAAATTTGAATACAAAGAAGGTGAGAACTTAGATGGTAAAACCAAAGAAGTAAAAAAATCACCGGTTAAAAAAGTGGAAACTAAAGAAGCTGCAAGAACATTAGGAAATGGTTCTAATTTTAGAAAAGGTGGTTTACCAAAACCAAAAGCACACTCTACAGTTAATTCTGCAATCAAAGAAAGTACAACTAACAAAGAAGTACAAATTCTTAGAGAGAAAAACGAAGAGTACAGAAAAGCACTTAATATTTTCCGTAATAAATTAAATGAGGTTGCGGTTTTCAATTCAAACTTGGCTTACGCTACACGTTTGTTCACTGAACACACAACATCAAAACAAGAAAAAATTAACATTTTAAGAAGATTTGATAGTGTTGAAACTATTAAAGAATCTAAAAATTTATATCAGTCCCTTAAAAATGAATTATCTGCGGGAACTAAATCTCAACCTATGAACGAATCTCTTGAGAACAAAATCGCTAAAGCACCTGCTACAGGTTCAGCGGTTAACTTAATTGAGTCTAAAACATATGAGAATCCACAGTTCTTGAGAATGAAAGATTTAATGGCAAAATTAAAATAAAAATAAACTAAAAACAAATAAAAACCAAAAAAAATGGGAGCATTATTAGAATCAGGTCTTGTTGGTAACATTGGGTTAAAACACCTTAAAGTTATTAAAGAAGATACTATTAACAAATGGGATAAATTAGGATTCCTAGAAGGTCTTAAAGGACACTTAAAAGAAAACGTAGCTCAATTATATGAGAACCAAGCGTCTTTCTTAATTAACGAAGCTACTTCAGATGGTTCATCAGGTTCATTCGAAACTGTTGTATTCCCTATCGTAAGAAGAGTTTTCTCTAAATTATTAGCTAACGATATCGTATCTGTACAAGCTATGAACTTACCAATCGGTAAATTATTTTACTTCATTCCAAAAATCCAAGGATATCAAAGTGGAGACCAAAATATGATTCAAAATCAAGGTGGTGGTACTCACTACGCACCAATCGGAGCACCAAACGGACCAACTGCGGATGATACTACAGGTGGATATGTTGCACCAAACGCTTACAAGAAAAATCTTTATGATTTATTCTACGAAGGAACTGAAGCTGAGTTAGACCCAGCAGGTTTATTCGATTATTCGAAAGGTCAATGGTCATCAGTAACTGCTAACACTGCTGTTGTTATTTGGCAAGATGGTGAATTAACTACTACAGGTGCTGCAGCAGCTTACTCTAACAAAGTTGTTAGAAAAGTATTACTTCAAATGACAGGTTTCGCAAACTCAGGTGCAGGTAAATTAATCGGACCTGATGGAAACGAAATGGATACTGAAACTTTCTTATCTGATTTAAGAATTTTCGCTAAAAACACAACTCCATTCACAGGAAATTCTTCTTGTTCAGGTGTTACTCACACTGACGCAAATGTTCCAAAATCATTATTGTTCAGAGTTGTAACTCAACAATATGGTAAAGGTATCGTTCAATACGGTTCAACAACTCAAACTAACTTCGGTAACCAAAACGCTTCATCTCCAATTGGAAATGGTGGTTCTTTCAATGATATCTGTGATGCTACAGGTACTATCTACTTAGAAGTTGATTTATCTTGTCCGGTATGTGCTACTTGTGGTGGTGATACTTTAGACGGATATACAGGTTCTACAATTGGAACTATGGCATCTGATTCATTCACTGCTGTATTCAGAAGATATAAAGAAATGGAATTTGAAGATAAAATCGGTGAGGTTTCTTTCGACTTACAATCTGTAACAGTTTCTGTAACTGAAAGAAAATTAAGAGCACAATGGTCTCCTGAGTTAGCTCAAGACGTTGCGGCTTTCCACAACATCGATGCTGAAGCTGAATTAACGGCTTTATTATCTGAACAAGTTGCTGCAGAAATCGACCGTGAAATCTTGAGAGATTTACGTAAAGGTGCGGCTTGGAACTTACGTTGGGATTACAATGGTTGGAGAAGAGTAAATGGTTTAACAACTTCTTACACTCAAAAAGATTGGAACCAAACGTTGATTACAGCTATCAACCAATTGTCTGCTCAAATCCACAAATCTACATTAAGAGGTGGTGCTAACTGGATTGTTGTTTCTTCTGAAGTTTCAGCTATCTTTGACGACTTAGAGTACTTCCACGTATCTAATGCTTCTCCTGAACAAGACCAATATAATATGGGTATTGAAAGAGTTGGAACATTAGCAGGACGTTACCAAGTATACCGTGACCCTTATTTCCCAGCTAACCAAGTGTTAATTGGACACAAAGGAACATCGTTACTTGATACAGGATACATCTACGCTCCGTATGTACCGTTACAATTAACACCAACAATGTACAACCCATTCAACTTTACACCGATTAAAGGTATTATGACCCGTTACGCAAAAAAGATGGTGAATAATAGATTTTACGCGAGAATTACTGTTGATGGTGTAAGAACATTCGATTTAAGAGAATTGAGATAATCAAAATCTTAAAATAATTAAAAAAAAGGGACTATATGTCCCTTTTTTTGTTTATATTTGTAAACAATCAATTTTATGATTGTATTTATAATATATGAAAAAAATAATATTAGAAAAATCGGTTATTGATGAAATTTTAAGATTATATAATGAGGAAATGTTAGGTTCCCCATCTATATCTGAAAAATTAAATATAACTAGACAAGTAGTGTTACGAACACTAAAAGAAAACGGTGCAGTTATTGGACCTTCAGGTAGAAAATTCAAAGGAGGTAAATCAGAATCGGATAAAAGACATTATCTAAAAAATAGAGAAAAACGATTAGAATATTTTGCGGAATGGCAAAAAAATAATCAAGAACATCGTAGAGAATACCATAAACAATGGAGGACTGAAAATGTTGATAAGTGGAGAAAAACTAAACGTGATTACGAAAAAAATCGTAAAGATTCTGACCCTTTATACAAACTTGTTGCAAACTTTAGAACCGCTATATGGACAGTACTAAAAGAAAATAACATCACTAAATTCGGACATTACTTTGATATTTTACAATATAGTCCGGAGGAATTGATTGTTCATTTAGAAAACCAATTTAAGGATGATATGACGTGGGATAATTACGGTGTATGGCACGTAGACCATAAATTACCTATTACATCATTTGACATACAGGAAATTGGTGATGAGGAATTTATGAAGTGTTGGTGTTTGGATAACCTTCAACCGATGTGGGGTGAGGAAAATATCCGTAAGTCGAATAAATTATTCTAAATTACAAGATATTTATAAATAAAATATTTTATGAAAAAATTATATTTCTTAGATGAAGAGGAAAAAAATAGAGTTTTGAGTCTTCACGAGAGTGCTACGAAGAAACAATATTTGGGTGAGAATAGAGTTGATGATTATTGGAATACATTAGATAAAACTACTCGTGATAAATTTGCGTCAATTAATGGTGGGGCAAGTGGTCCCGGTACCGATGAAGATATGATATTAAAAGGTGTTAATTCGTTAACCAATGCTGATTTTGTTAAGTTACAAAATTTATTCAAAACAGTTGGTATGGCAGGTTATAACTCATTTGAATCAATGGTTAATGGTGAGTTTGATAAAGATAATTGGGATTATGTTTCACAAATTATTAACAAATTAAAATCTATTGGTGTTAACGCAACTGCAATTAAAGATAATATTAATGATTATAGAGTTGGGTCTTTTAAGATTTCTGCTCAACCTGCAGCATCTGCGACAACTAATACTCTTAATCCAAAATTTACAGATACGACAACAGCTTGTATTAAACAATTTGGTGGTGATATTAAAAATTCCTCAACACCAGGATATTCTTATGTAGATTTAACTGATGGTTCTACTTTATTTTTTATGACTAATTATGGTGTAAAATATGAAAATAAAGATAAATCTATAATAGATGGTAACTGGTCTTGTAAAGGTGGTATTTTGAATATTGTTCTAACAGATGGTTCAACTTGGTCAAAAGCACAAGGTGGTTGGAAAGGTAAAGGTTCAGGTAATCAAACGGCCGTTGTTGACCCTAAGAAAGCGTATCAAGAACGTGCTAAACAAGTAAATCAACAAACTACCAATACGACAAAAGAAATCCAAAAATTATTGGGTCAACCTCAAACGGGTAATCTTGATGCGTTGTATGTTGAAAAACTAATTGATTTATTAAAACAATAAGAAAGAGATGGAAAAAAATATATTAAACGAAATAGAATCAATGAAATACCTTTTGGGGTATAAAAGAGGTGTTGTTATTTCTGAACAAGATGCTGATAATAGTGTTGACCCAAAACTTACCGCAAGTGTTGAACAACCGGCAACAACGACTCCACCGGTAGCAACAACTCAACCGGCAGCAACAACTGATGAAACACCTAACCCAACAATTAAAATGGGTGTTGAAAATCCAAGAGTAAAATATTTACAACAACTATTAAATCAAAAATTTCAATCAGGATTGGTTGACGATGGAAAATATGGTCCAAAAACGGCTGATGCAATTTATAAAAATATTGTTGCAATTAGTAAAACTCAACTTAAACCGGTTGAAACTGTTTCCTCAACACAACAAGTTGTTCAACAACCGGCAGCGGCACCTGTTGCGGCACCTGTACAAATAAAACAATAATATGAACGATTTATTTTTAATTAACGAAGAAGAAAGAAATAGAATTCTTGGAATGCACGAAACGGCGACTAAGAATCATTATTTATCTGAACAAGGTTTAGATTTGGGACAACCAACTCAACCGGTTGCGGGTCCTCAAACATTGCAAGATACTTCAGGGACCGTGGTTAAAAAAGGTTTAGAGGGTGACCCCTACGTTTATGCCAAATTAGGAAATGATTTTTATTATGGTAAAGCATCTGATGGGGATTATCCTAATTGGATTTTGGCGACTAATCCAAATGCAATTAATTCAATTAAAGGTAAAATTTATAACGAGAAAGTTCCTCCTGTAAATACAGTTAAGGCACCTGTTAAAGGTAAGACAAAGGTACAACCTGTTAAATCTACAACAAAAACAACGACTAAACCAAAAACTTCAACAACAACTGTTCCGGGTGATGAGAAATTCAAACTTAAACCAAGAACTGACGTTGTTGGTAAAGATAAATTCAAATTAAAACCTGAGGTAAACACAGTTGCAATTGATAACACAAGAGTTGGTAATGGTAGAGAGAAAAAAATAACGGATATTAAAAAAGTACTAAATGATTTAGGTCCTTCTAAAAAATCTATTTTACCTCTACATTTGAGAGCGGTTTGGGATTATATGGTAGGTAGAACTGAACCATTTACTTCTGCGGATTTAACAAGAGAAGAACAAAAATACTTAAAACAAGTTGTACTTGCGAATCCTAAAAAAGGATTAAACTATGGTGTATGGAAAGCAAACGGTGCAGGAAATTTACCAACGGCAATGGGAACAGGTTCATCGGCTGAATCTGAACGATTGAAACAAAAAGGTGGTAGCGGTAGTTTACTTAACCCTGAACTTGGTGGTCAATATATGTATTTTCTTGGTGATGTGGCTCCGTCAAATGTGAAAACATCTCCTGATAAAAAGACTGTAGTTGTAAATGACAATTATGATATGAATAATACTAAATTACCTAAAGATGAAATACTAAAAGATTTTGCAAAACAAGTTGGTAGATTTGCCTTAGGTGATGCAACTCTTTATAGTGTTATTAGACGTACTGCAGGTCTTAGAGAACTTACCGGATATAAGGGATACCCGGTTAATCTTACTGTTTAATCTTTTGTTTTAATTTATAATATTGATACACACATACTGTGAAAAAATAAAAGATTAAAGCGGGTTGTAATATTATAAAAAGAATAATATTAAATTCTTCATAAGAATAACCTAATTTATCCGCATAATATTGAATACAATCACAACACCATAGGAATAATCCGTTGGTGTTTTTTTGTTTTAATAACGACCCAAATAGCTCTGAATGAGTATATGATTTGTTAATTAAATAATAGTGAGTTCTATGTACCACGTCAGAAGAAAACTTTGACATAGCATAGATTACGATTGTCCAAAAAATACCTGTGTAAACTAAAAATTTTTTCATATCAATTAATTTAGAATACAAAGATATAAAAAATTATTCTTCTGTACTAATTTTTTCTTCTTTTTTTGAGATTGTTCTGATTGCTTTAGATATAATCTCTGATTCACCGATTGTATATACCCCTGAGTGGTATGCGTGGGAAACGGCTTGGATTAAATAATAAGCTGATTGGTCTTTATCCATTGAATCAATAATTGCATCCAAATGTGATTCATTATAAAGGGGAATTGAGTTAAATAATTTTCCGAATAATTCTTGTTCTTGTTCCATATTAAGTTATATTAGATATTTATAATAATATGAAAAAAATTAAAAAAATACAGATTAACGAGGCAACAGGTGATAGTACCGGTTCAAGAGGTTCTTATATTGCTCCATTACAACCGGGGATTAGAGTGTTTAAGAAATCACAGATGGGTCCGTTTACTGAACCTGTATCAAAATATGATAGTCCGGAGTTAGAATTTGACAGTTATGATGGTTCAATGGATGAAACAAAGAAACAGATTAAGAAGATTGAAGCCAAAGCTGAGAAGGTAACCAATTATATTAAAAAACATCCAAACTCAACATTTAGTGATGATGATGGTAACAACATCAATCAAACCCCCGGTAAGAAGAAGGGGATAGTTCCTATTGTAACAGAATGGTTTGAGATAACACAAGATACCATTTTGGAAGATATTGTCCCAAATGGTCTAAAAACACCCTCAAATTACGATAGGGTAATTGACTCATTCAAAAGTAGAATACCACAAGAGTATCATCACAACCTTGATATTATGTTTGATAAGATAAAAGACTTCATCCAAGACCGTGGGTTTAATCTAAAAGTGATTAATGGATGTCAGACAGGTTATAGAGGAGTTCGTACAAGAGACGCAATCATTTTATGTTCTCCGGAATCAATTCCTAATTTGGCATCGTTTGTTTATGTATTATTTCACGAATTAAAACACGAACAACAAATGAGTGAGTTTGATTTGGCAGATTCATATATGGGGGATATTGAAGACTTTGAGGAGTTCTATAAAATTTATTGGGGTATGGAAATGGATGCCGATAGATATGCTAAAGATTGGGTTAAGAAAATTGGTAATGTTTTAGAATTACCGGATGAGTATTATCAATTAGACCAAATGATAACAAACTATCCTATGATGTCTTCTATGGTTAAACAGATGATGACACAATTACATAATCAAGTTCAGAAATTAAAAAAAGAAGGTATGTCTTATACCGATATTAGTGATTTGGATGTTGTTAAACAACACTTACATAGATTGGAAGATATGTTCTAAAATAAAAAACCCCTTACTTAAACAGTAGGGGTTTTTGATTTAACTAAAATTTTGTTTTTTAGTTTGGATAATGAATATTCCACTTGGGATTTCATTTGTTCAATACGTTGCATTCTGTTTTGTTGTACTTTGTTATCGTACATATTAACCATCTTTTTCCAATCTCTATCAGTAAGGGGGATATTACTGTAATAACAAACGTGATTGATTATTGTAATTTTCTTATCATCTAAGACAATGAATACACCTAATTTTTTATTTTCTATAATTCTATGTTCGGATAGAGGTGCAATTTCATAAACAGAATTGGTATGTTTAAGAACATTACGGAAAATGAATCTGCAATCATTGATATCGGCTAATCTTCCCGGGTCAACAACGTCGTACAATATTTGAAACTCTAAAAGTTTCTTTCTAACAGCTCTACGTTTTAATTTTCTTTTTATATACTTTATCATATCCTTTTTGAATTATTGGACAAAGATAAATAAAATATTTATATAAAAAAAAATATTTAATAAAAAAAAGAGGGAAAATCCCTCTTTTTTTATTTATTTGTTAATTCTTAGTTGTTTACACCGTTTACACCACCTAATACAACAGTATTTAGTTGAATTACAGCTTTACCAAACTCGTTGGTATAAACTGCGTGAGGTTGAGGTACTGAAGTCATTTCACCACCACTATTGGTACAGTCTTTACAACTTTCGTATGCCACACCTGCCTCTAATGGTTCCAATGCCTCAGGGACATCGTTAAATAATAATTCCGGATTAATAAATGGGTTTGTTGCCATAATCTATTTTTTTAATATGTGTATTTTAATATTTCGTAACACTCAGGTCCTCTTGTTGTAAATATCGGTCCGTTTGTTAATACGTTGTTTATTGAATTTAATGTCATTTGATATGTTTCCACTTTATCAGGGTTTACTCCATCTCTAACACATAATTTTGTTGTATATGTTTGCCCACAATCATCACAATTATTATATGATGTTAAATCTGTTGCGGTAAACAATGAGAAATCATATAAATTAACAAATGGTGTTTCAGATGACCAAGTTACGTGGTATCCTGAAATTTGATTTGATGGTATGGAATCTAAATTAACTGACGCATTTGTTAATAATCCTGTTTCATTAGTTGTTAAGAACAATAATTGTGAATTTCTAGAGTCTAACGGATATATTGGGACATTCATAGTTAACCCTACATAATAACAATCACCTTTTGTCCATCTAAAGTTTGTTATGTAACCTTCAAATAAAGAATTAGTACCTGAATCTCCACCACCAATAACTAACGGTAAATCAACAGAAGGGTCTCCTTGGAAGTTATTAATATCAAAAGTTGTCGAACCACTATATATTAAGACCCCATCTTGATATACTCTTATTGTTTGAGTAGCTCCTCCCAAATTTTCAGAAGTAATTGCGAAATATGACCAAACATTATAAACAGGTGTTGCTAAATTAATTGTTGTAGAACCGCTTGCTATCCATAATATAAGTGTGTTGCCATTTTCTATAGATACACCAAATTCTTCGCCAGGATTTTGACCGATATCAAAAACTCTTCTACAACAAGTATCTGTTGATGTATATTTTTGGTACCACTCTACAGTCCAAGGACCAAAATTTAAGTCCATTTGGTTATTATGTGCAATTGTTACTAAACTAGTTGCACCATCAAAATACATACTACCACCAATATCTGAATTTGGATTTAAGTTTGGTGTGGTTATAACTGAACCAACTGTACCACATACGGCAACTCTTTCATTTATGTTTGCTTTTATTGATTTGACAGAACTAGCACTTAATCTATAAGCCTTTTCTGATGAAGTATCAAATGAGGTTACCCAAGTTGGGTCAACACCATTACTTATACCACCTGTAGGGTCATCATTACAGAAAACATTATTTTGTTCTATAATTAAATCAAAATAATTTGATTGGTCTTTATAGAACTTAAAGTTATAAATTAAAGTAACTTCATAAGGAGAGTTAGTTGAGTTGTTATTATTTCCTTCAAATCTAATTATTGTTGTGTTACCACCATCTGTGGTACCCGTATATAAAGTAACTAATGATGAATCTAAACAAGTACCATCATCTTCTCTTGTTGATATGTATACACCTGGTAAACCTGTCTCAGAAGGAATATCTCCCGGTAATGGGTCAATACCATAATCTGTAGAACCATCACCAAATGTTAAATATGAGTTAGTACCAATCCATACTGAAGTATAGTTCACACCTAAGAAATTCACATCAAAATCAAACGGTAATTCTATAAGGAAATCATCATCATCATCACCACTAGCATTTTCATAAACCATATCTAAACCACTATTTGATATTGGTGAATAAGGTAATTCAGTTGCGGTTATTAATGCTCCACCACCATATTCTAATTGATAATCTGTTGGTAAGAAGATGTTTGAAGTTACACCATCACAAGTTGTAAATGAACGTAATTCATATTCTTCACCAATAAACAATTCTAATAATAAATCTTTAGGTGTTTCAAACCAACCACCAACTAATAATATTCCTGAAGATAATAATAATACTTTATTAACATAATTATCATCTAAATCGAATGTAAATGTTTCATCTAAAGTTCCGTCAGAATTTAATCTAATTAAATATGGTAAATTAGAGTGGTCGTTATTGTTATCACCATAATAATCAAATTGTCCACCTACCATATACTTACCATTAGGTAATAATAAGATTGATAATGCAGCACCCTCGTAATTACCATCAAATCCTCCATTATTATCCCAATCACGAGTTGTGAATGTATCGTCTATTTGGTAAATTCCATCACCATCTTTAACTAATCTAACAATATTTTGAGGAATCCAAGTGTCGTTATAATCACGAAGATAATTGCTACTACCCGAATTACCCCCACCAATAACAACTATTTTACCATCAGGTTGCATAAGTATTTGATTTACTCTTGGTCTACCACCCTCATTAACATTAAATCCTTCACCAAAATCAGGTAATACTTCACCTGTTGGGGATAATTTAACAATACCTCCGATATTACCGTTTCCGTTATACCAATTAAACCAACCACCAACAATAATGTTTTCAGTATAAGTTACAGGTCCGTTATTATTATAGAAAGGATTATTTCTAATTGTCTCAATATTAATTGTGAATACTTGGTCACCGTCAAAACCATCACCCATAACAAATGTTGGGTCAGGAGTACCGTCAGAATTTAATCTAACAATTTGTGGACAATAGAAATCGTAGTAATTATTAAAATCACCACCAACAACAATTTTACCATCTCTTTGGATAGCGATAGCTCTAACTATATTATCAAACTCGGTATTAAAAGTAAATCCTGAGTCAATGGTTCCATCAGAATTTAATCTAATTATACGACCGGCATTGTATCCATCATAATTGGTGAAGTTACCACCAACTAAAATTTTACCATCAGGTTGTAATGCAATTGCTCTAATATAACTATTGAATATACCTAAATAGAATGTTTCATCTAAAGTTCCGTCAGGATTTATTCTCATAAAATTACCAACAGGAACTTCAAGATACTCACTGAAGTTACCACCTACTAATATTTTACCATCAGGTTGTTCCACTGTTGTATAAACTAAATCACCAGCAAACCCTGTATTTTCAAAGAATGGGTTTAATACACCTTCAGGTGCAATTTTAGATAATCCTAATGGACAATTTTCACCATCATCAATTTTTATAGTACTGAATATTTCCGGAGTTCCACCTGAAATAAATTCATAAGGACCATAAGGTAAGTAATCGGTTAAAACTTTAACCGGATTATCTTCTGTTGGAATTAATATTGTTGTAATACTGCTATAAAGTGTATGTATTAATGGGTATGTTGTTTCAGGTGTTAAACAAGAAGTTGCCTCATAAATAAGACCATTCGCTTCAACAGCTTCATTACAAGATGAATATGTCACATAATTTACCGCAGGTATAGTATCCCAATATGGGCCGTCAGTTTGACTCCAATCAACTATGTCAACAATTGTTCCCGCAAATTTAACAAAAGCTGTCCCCATAGTAGTGGCCAAAAAATCAACGTATAGTATGTCACTAATTTCGTATTTGTTATCGACAGGTATATAATTAGTAAAAAAATCTTGAGGTTCATTAGTTAAACAATCAACCACAACAGCTAATTTATAATTTGAAATGTAAGCCTCTTCACAATTGACATATGAGTTTACCATAACATAATCAATAATATTGGATGGGTATGTATCAGTAATAAAACCACAAACAGTTATTGATGGGTTTTGTAAACTTTGGAAACTATATGTTGTCTCAAATTCTAACGGAGTCATAGAACCAACCACATAAGTAACTGTCTCATCTATTAAAGGTTGAGTACAAGCTTCAACTGTGTAAGTATAAGGATAAACCGGTATTGAATTAAGTAATCTACCGAAGTAATTAAATGGATATATTAATGGGTCCGGACCGTCAAAATTATTAAAGAATCCACCAACTAAAATATTATCATCTTCTAAAATAGAGATGTATTCAACACCATCACTAAAAAGTGTGTCTTCATCAAAATAAAATGTATAGTCAAATGAACAGTCAGAATTAAATCTCACTAACCTATGTACGTAAACAACACTAGCGTTGTTAATTATATAAGTAGTAAAATACCCACCAACCAATATTTTACCGTCAGATTGTATTGCTAACGAATGAACTTGATTATTTAATCCGTGACCAAATAATGTATCTAATGTACCGTTAGAATCTAATCTAACAATCTGACCATAAAATAAATCATTATTATCAAATGTGTTAAAGTATCCACCAACAATAATTTTACCATCAGATTGTAAAGCCAATGTATAAACCTCATCATTAAAACCATTACCTATTTGAAATGTAGTATCTAAAGTACCGTTAGTGTTTAATCTTGTTATATGATTTTGAGAAACATTTCCGTATGTGGTAAACCAACCACCAACTAATATTTTACCATCAGATTGTAGTTCAATTACATTTACATAGTTATTAAATAAAACATTATCGTCACCAATTAAGAATGAACTATCAATACTACCATTAGAATTTAATCTAATAATTTTATAAGCAACTGTTCCGTTATATTCATAGAAATCACCACCAACTAATATTTTCCCATCAGGTTGTACGTGAATATCGTAAACATCATTATTAAATCCATCACCGGTATTAAATGTTAAATCTCTACTACCATCAGAATTTAATCTAATAATACGATTCGCGGTATTACAATTACCGTTTCTATCGAAATTTGTAAACGTTCCCCCAACTAATATTTTTCCATCGGATTGAATTTCAAGAGTATAGACTGTATCATTAAAACCACCACCATAACAATCTTCATTAAATGATATGTTAAATGTGTCATCAACAGTACCATCAGTATTTAATCTTATTAAACGATTACTAGTATATCCACTACTATTATTATAGTATGTGGTGAAACCTCCACCAATCACATATTTTCCATCGGCATCCACCGCAATATGATATACACCACCATTAAATCCGTCGACTTCCCATCCACCTTCTGAAGGGAATGAATAGTCAACTGTTCCCGCGGTAAATGGTACATTAACTCCCGCACCCACACTTAATGATGTACGTAACGAACGTCTATTTGATACGGATTGTTGAGTACTACCCGTTATAAGTACAGGACTAGAATTTTGAGCTCTTGACGGTCCGTTTTTTGGTGTTTTCTCAATAACCACAGGTCCTGTGATAATTTTAGAATTTGCTTGAGGTGAATTTTGAGTTCTACCACTATTATTTAACATTGATATGTCAAAAGTACTACCACTTAATGAGTTGGTTTTACCACTCCATCCGGTAAATGTTGAATTGTTTGCCATTGTCGATTTTTTTTATTTATAAATATCTATTTATTCTGAATACTTCACATTAACAATCTGAAATTTGATTTGTCTTTTGTATGTATTAACTTCCCCACTACTCTCAACTTTAATATCTATAAAGTATTCATTTGGGATTTTATCTCTCGTGTCGAACATAAAATAATATTCGTTTGGAGTTCTATTAATTTTTGTCCAATCTTGAACTTGAACTTCTGTTTGTCCTTCTCTAACATAAACTCTGTAATAAGCACTTACAGGTCTTAATAGTTTATTGGTTGAGAACGCTTGTTTTATTATTACACCAACTTTTCTAATGTCGGTATTATAAACTTTTTCATCTTGTTTAATACCATAAAAATCAAATCCATATAATTTTGGGTCGATAGATGTTGTACCAATCTGTAATGAATGACTCAATGGATAAACATTGAATTGATTTTCAATTTGTGGTATCATAAAACCATTAGATGTTAATTGATACCAATTATCGGTAAATGAACATAAACTATTATATCCAATGATTGCTGGAACTCTAACTTCGTAAACACCTTTTGTTTTACGACAACTTTGAAGACCGGTAAATATTGTGGTTCCATTGTTATCTATTATGTCAACAATAGGGTCTGAGTCTAAATTAAATGGTATACCATCATTATATAGATATAGATATAGTTTGTTAACTTTACCTTGAGTAAATGAGTTTCTATCGTCTTCAATTAAATCATTGTAAGTTGTTTCCAAATATGGTTCGTAGAATGTTTGAGTATGTCTAGTAAAGAATTGAACTTCATAGTTAGAAGTTAATCCTGTAAGATTTTCTACTTGTGGTTTATAAGCAATTCCCCATCCTGAGTGAACCGGTGTACTACCATTTAAGATATAATTAATCTCATCGGTCATATCAAAACTGATATTTTCATCACCAAATTCAAAATGTTGTGTATCCACAATAATCAAATCATTGTAATTAAACACCCCGTTATTTAGGTTATCGTAAATTCCCGGTTGAGTCCAAGTATCTATTGTGGTTGTTTGGAACCAATTGGATGGTCTTAATGAGAAGTTTTTATCAAAGTTACTATAATCATAAATTAAATCCGCAAAATCATAACCAACACCCTCATCCCATAATTGTTGGGTATCAGGTTCAATTGGTAAGTTTGGGATTCTAAATAAGATTAAATCAAATGAAGTTGCTCTCATTCTACCTTGTGATGTGGTTGTGTTTAACAACTCTTTATCAAAAGTAGATGTGTTAGTCATTCTTAAAGTATGTTTGACTGATGAACAGGTAGAATCAAATGCGATGGTACCATCGACAATCTTTTCATTTAATAATGTGAAATCAATATCGAATATAAATCTACTATAACCACTTGGATAATCCAATACTGCGGTAGACCCATAAAAAATCTCAGTAACAGGGTTTCTACCCGTGTTAGTGTAACTATTTGATATGATTGTGTTGTTCTTGCTGAAATAAGAATTGTTAATTGACATAAAATCTTTTAACAATAAATATTTAGTTTATACGAATGTTTTGATTTAAGATGGTATTTTCTGCCTCAGCAAGTATTGAATCAATCTCTTGAACGGTTTGACCATTACCCGATGCCACCGGGACAGGTGCCATTGTTGCGGTTGGATGAACGTGACCTGTAACGAATGAGAATATTTTTCTAATTAACTTTATCATCTCATCACCTCTAACCATTGGGTAAGTTTGTGTTGATATTGTATTCCCCGGACCAATAAATTTGTCTTGTGGAATTCCATATAAAGTATTATTTAAACTAATTTTACCTTTAGGTCCTTCGGAGTCTTGAGATAATAAGTAAACACGTTGTCCTCCTAAAACACCATAAGAGATATCTTGATTTGAATATTCTACGGGAGTTACCTCAGAAGTTTTTAAAGTTCCTTGAGGTCCAATTAAAGGTTGACCACTTTTATTTTGTGAAACTAAAAACCAACCACTTTCTTTCATCCCTTGATTTAATTTTATTCCTTCGGAGATTCTAGTAAAATTGTTTTTATTATTAATGTCATTTGTGATATTAAGACTAAACTTAAATGTATTACCGGTTTTATATGTTAATTTTGATGGTGTTATAACATATGGAAAAGTATTTACAGGATTAACGTGTTCTTGAGAATTAACTGCGTAATTTGGAATATCAATAAAACCGTTAAACACATTTGAATTGAATTTATTGATTAAATTCAAAACTTCTTGAAATGGTAATCCAATAAATTTAACTTCTTCAATTGGGCCCGTATAATCAGTACCAATAGATAAATCAATAATAGTTTCCTTTTTAAAATTAGAACTATTAGTTTTAACTGATGGTATTACATTATATAACCCAACACTTCCTGTAAAAATATCACCTGAAGTTTCTAAATTATCAATATTCCAAATAACCATTTTTTTAACCGATACAACATTTTCAACTAATCTAGATAAACCTTCTGTTGGTTTTGTTGTTTTAGTTTGTTTAAAATTTGATATTTGTAAAAATGAACGATATTGATTTGCGGTGGGTAACGCAGTTTTAGTTAACTCTTTTGTTTTACCGGCTCTGATTAAAACACTATCTTCACCTGTATTTTTATCTTTCTTAATAATAACATCCGCAGAACCTCTACCTAATAAAGCGTTATCACCGGGCTCAGGAAAAATACCTTTACTTTCGATTTTTCTGTAAGACCCGTTTTGGTTTTTAATTGTTAAACTTTCTTTTATTCTAGAACCGGTTAACATATGTTTTTGAGCACCTTGAAATTGCTCAAAAGGTGTTGTCATTGGAGATGAAAATGGACCTTGAATGTAAAACTTGTTACCACTATTAACATCTTTATTATAATATATGGTATGAACATACTCACCAATTTCAGGAACAATACTAGTGTAAAATGGTAATAATGGTAAAAAGACATATGGGTCTTTGTCAGTCCATTTGTCAGTTGCCTCATTAAAATTATCTTTACTACTATCTTTTGGTTGTTCCGGATTAAAATCAGGGGTTAAAGGTTGAACTCTAAGTCTACCTAACATTGTTGGGTCCTGATTATCCAGTACTTCTCCCGGAAAAATTATTTGGTTATTTGGAAAATCCATTATGTATTAGTTCTTTTTTTGTATTCTTTTAAAATTGTATTATAGGTTACTTCTAATTTATCTAAATGTTCAGTACCTTTAATCACCATATCTTTAGTAAAATTAAAATCTTTTTGAATATAGTCCATAACAAAAATTAAATCTTTATTTGATGAACTTTTATAATCTTTAATAATTTGTTTTGCTTTTTCTGATTCAATATTAACACTCATAATTATATCTTTTTACCATATGATTTATCCGGTATAGTAATAAATGCCGGACTCACAGCTAAAGGTCCAATTGCAATTTCTACTTTACCATTTTCAGCCTCTTCTAACGCCATCGCTTTCATTTGACTAAATTTACTAAGAACATCTAAATTAGCACTACCATCAGGTAATAAACCGGTTGGAACACCTAAACCTTGTAATTCTTGTACCGTACCAAGAAATGCTCGTGATTCTGAATAACCATCACACATCTGAGCGGCAAACAATAATGGTAATGGTATATTTCCACCGGGCATTCCAACACCACCGGGTAAACTAATTAAACTTAGAATTGCAAATATTTCATCAACTAAACTTTTACATTGTCGATAATCACTAATTATTTGTGCGATTAATAATAATAAAGCAATTAATTTAAGAATCATTACTAATTTCTTTTTAGCCTTTTCTTTAACAATGTCTTTAATAACTCCTTGAATTAATTGTAATATGTCGGCTTTAATAAGATTAAATAATTCTTCTACAAATATTGCACCTACTCTAGACACAACATTTATAGCAAACTGTTTGAAATTTTTTAAAAAATCATTAAATGACGCAATCAAATTAGATATGTCATTACCTTGAGCCTTTAACATTACCATAATCGGTAAAACAACTTTAGGGGACATCATAGCACCAATAATTCCATTTGTAATTAATTTAATAAAATTAGTATCAATTACAGGTTGTACATTAACATTTATTCCCCATTCCGGATTATTTGCCAATGTTTGTGTTAATTGGTCGGCTAAATTGTCAAAGTCAGAACCTTCAACAAATAGGAGTTGACCTAAATTATCAATAATTTGGTCGTAATCTACCGGTACTTTTACATTACCACAATCCTCAAACTCAATAACACCATTTTTAATATTTGTAGTTCTTTGTTCAATTTCTCTCAAATCAATTTCTGTAAATTCATAGAAAGAGTCATCAACACCATCTAAAGGAGCAACTTTAGATATACCACTAACATCAATTTCATTACCTCTACTATCAAAACATAATCCTAAAATTCTAAGAATTATTTTTTCAGCCTGACTAGATTGAGTAACTTCACCAACACCGGCATTTATTTTCATAGACACTGCACCGGTTAATGATTCCATTATTGATGTCATAATATCAACTTTCTCGGTCATCTTAATAGTGTTATAATAATCGGCCATAAATTCACCAACATTATTAATACCACTCGCTCTTGGTTCTAAATCAACTTTAAACCAAGGACCTGTTTGTTGAAATTGGTCGACTTCTTCATAAGTTATATTAAATAATGGTTGACCTGATTTACCGGTATATAATGTACCACCACCCAATAAAGATGAATATGGTGTACCATCATTATCCGTTAATGACTTTAAAATTCTATTTGTTGATAAAGGATATGTCCCCGGGTTAATAGGGTCTTTTTCAAATAACAATTTCCCAACACTATCATTAGGATTAAGTTTTAATCTACCAAATAAATCAACAGATTGTACTTTAATATAAATTGGACCTGTTGTACTGTAAGTTTTATTTTCACCACAATTAATATGATGTAATTCCTCAAACACAATTTCTCTAATTTTAGGTTCAACATTTTGTATTGTTCTAATTAGAAGTCTTTTGATATATTTTGGTGAACCGCTCCCTTTACCTCCCGAAACATTGACAATATCTAATAATTGTTCAAGTTGGTTTTTAAGTTGTTTTTGATATCTTTTTGTTTGGTCAGAAAATCCTTGAAGACTTTGAGTGACTTTATCTTTGGCTTTCTCCATAGAGTCACCAACTCGTTTACTAGCATCATTATATTGATTTTTTAATTCACCATAATTTTTGTTAGCTTCAATTTTCTTTTTAACATTACTATAATCAACGCTTAAGTCTAATGATGCCATATTATATTATTTTTTCATTTTATAAGAATCACCATCTTTTGCGATATCTTTCTCTATTAAACTTTTTAATAAACTGTCATCATCACCTAAATCAGATATAGAAAAACCACCACCACTATCTTTGGAGTTATTTGATTTTTCCCACATTGTAGATTGGAGTTTTGAAAGTGTTAATTTTTTTTCAACACAATCATTTATTATTTTTTGTTGTTTTTCAATAACCGGACCGATAACAGTCATATCTTCCGGTTCTTTCATCATTGTCAACATTTTATTTTGTATTCTTATAGCAGTGTTTCTCTGTTCCACAAGTTCATTGTAGATTTCCTGCATCAACGATAACATTGATTCTTTACTAAGATTGATTTCTTTTTTTGTTGGTCTTGCCATAATTATAAATATTTAACACTGAATTTTATTTAACCATAGTTTGTATCAGAGTATAATACATATTTTTATATTTCTTCATTGACCCCCTAATTTCTTTAGTTGATAGGTTGGTCATTTCACGTAAGGATAACAAAATGATGTTCTTATTAAATTTGTTATTATCATTACCTACAAAAATATTTTCATAATTATCAAAAATATCGTGTAAAGCTTGTCCTAATTTAATTTCGTTCTCACTTAGGTTTTCTGTTTTAATAAAATTTTCTAGTTCAATTAAAAAGTGATGAATAACTCTTTCCGAGTCTAACCCATCATTTTCTATATAATATGCGAACCCTTCGTCATTTTCTAAACTAGTGGAAATATCTTCATAAGATATTTTTCGGTTTGTTTCTTTTTGGTCTTTAATGATTTGTCCCATCAAATAATTCTTACAGATGGTTCCAAAATAAGAATAAGCCTTCTTTTCTTTAGAAGGCTTGAACTTATCTATTTTTGTCATTAAAAACGAGTGAGTGTCTATATGGATTTCCTCAAAGTCCATATCTTTTCTATATAATTTATATCTTCTAATAATTGAAGATATCATCTTATCTAAAGGTTTTCTCAGAAAATCATTATAAATTTTATTTTTTTCTTCATATGATGTAGATTCTAAAAATCTTACAACCGCCAATTCTTCACGAACATCAAAATAATTTGTAGTGGTTGGTTTTCTACCTTTCTTTCTTAACTCAACATTTGTATCTCCTGTTAAATTAACTAATTCAGACATTAAACTTCTTGTGGTTCGTATTTTATGGCTCTGTCATTAATAAAGAAATATTCTTTTTTCGCTGATTCAATCCAAAAACCAACTTCATCCGGAACTAATGTTGATTCACCATTTTTGTAATTCCAAAATATTGAACCTTCACGTAGATTAACGTGTTTGTAACCAATTTTAGGAATTGACATAAATTTAACTCCGTTGTGTGTTAATCTTAATAATAATTCATAACCAAACGTCAATTTGAATGATGGTTTTAATAAACCAAAATCAATGAATGATGATTTTTTAATTACCATCCCCGAGATTTGGAAGTTTTGATAATCTAATAAAGTTTCATTAGTTAAAATACCCATTTCCGGGGTGAAGTTTGCTGCGAATGTTGCTTCATTAGTAAATCCTACGAATGTACCTTTCTCATCAGTATCGACAACGATTGGTAAGAATGAATGAACATCCGGATATGCTTTAACATACTTATCTACATTCTCAAACCATATTGTTGAATACTCATCGTCAAATTCAAATAATGAAATCCATTGTGATTCTGAAGACCTTACACCATAATTAACTTGAGCCGAGTAATTAGGTTCTTTGGTCCATACGTGTTTTTTAACCTTTAAATCACCAAAGTCAAAATTGTTTAAATAATCGACTAATTGACTTTCATCGGTGTGTACGATAATTAAATCATTTATTTTTAATTTTTGAGTTTTCAATGACTCAATACATTTTTCAAAATAGGTAACAAACCCTCTTGCCATTGCGGATTTGATAGGTAGTATTACTGATACGTCAAAATAGTTTTCCATATTATTCTTCAATTGTTATTAGTTTAGATAGTTGTTCAAGAAATGAGTCCATTCTTGTGTTTAGGAATTGTTCAAATAATGAAACAGATAAAGTTTCAAATTCTTCTTTAGTTGGTAATTCACTAACTGTTTTTTCCATTCCTTTATATAATTCAGGGTTAACATTATCCTCTAACCAATTTTGTAAGAAATCGGCAATAAAGTCAACTAATTGAATTTGATTGTTAATCCAAAGTCCATTATCCTCGTTCATCCAAGTTGGTACTAAATTAGGTACTAACCCTAATACCGGTACACCGACTTTCATAGATTCCAATGGGAATGTTCCATAAGCACTTGTATCATCAATCCATACTGATAAGAAACAATCTTTAAGACCATTGGCAAATTCTTTTTCTGTTAATCCTCTCATATCTCTGAATGTAATCCATCTATATTGAGGGAATTTAATGTAGAACGCCTTAATGATATTAACAGCATCTCTTTGGTCTCTAGAATGAATTGCAATAATTGGTTTTGGTGGTAATGATTGTTTTTCAAAAACATCAGAGATGTAAGGTTTTAGAATGTCATAAGAAATACCTCTAAATACATTCTCAATAAATTCTTTTTGAATTTCTGAGGTTGTAATACATTTGAAAAAACCAAATTGAGACCAAGTTTCACCCGGTTGTAATGTCTCTAACATATGGTCATAAGCTTGACATAAAACAATTTTACCACAAGGTAATTTGGCGATTTGACTCATTACAAACCCATATAATTCAGGTAGTACAATAAAATCCTCAGGAGCAATTTGTAATTGTTGACCTTCAATTGATTGGTGAGGTAATGATGATACATCATCAGTTAACCAACCTGAAACTCCGGTGTATTCCGGTTTTTCGTGTAACATTATTGGATTGAATCCATTTTTTTGTAACGCTAATCCTAATCGATAGATGTACACGATTGACGCTTTTGCATTACCTTTAGTGTCTTGAACAAGAAGATATATTTTTGATTGTTTACTCTTCAAATTTTCAATAGACTGTTCTAATTTTAATAATTTTTCTTCTGTCATTGTTTTATATTTTATTTAATAATTTTTTATATAAAAGGGTGTTAAACGCTATTTTGAATGGAACTGATAAATTATTGGTACCTTTAACACCTAAAGCTTCATCAAGTTCTTCCGTTTCATCCATCACAACCTCTAACATTAATTTAATAGTTTCGTATTTAATAATACTGATTGCCGTACCTTCAGTTTCACCTGATGTGGTTTCTTTTCGGTCTTTTATTTGAACGTAATCATCTATTTTGTCTAAATCTAAATAGTAATTTTCACCTAATACTTTTAACATTATAATATCTGTTTTAAGACACCTTCCAATTCTTTTAATTCAGTAATTGAATACTTAGCGTCAACTTGTTTATTGTAATCCGTATGATATTTAATTAATATTTTATCTTCCGGATGCTCTAATAATAATGCAGGGTTTGACGTAAGTAAAATGTCTATTTCGTCCCACATAGAATTAATTGTCAAATTACTATAAAATTTTACTTTTTCTAATTGACACCCAAACTTAGAAAGGAAGAATAACGAAGCTGGTTTAGACTTTCCAATTTCATCCGAGACGATGATTAAATCGTGTTCATCTCTTAAATTAACATATATGTCGTTTAAGTCATTGAATGAACTATATTCACTTGATTGTGAATGACCAAAAATTTCCATTGGGAATTCCTCGTATAAAAATGAATATAATTCATTGTCGTCTTGAAACTTAAAGTGTTCTTGTAATGTTAAACTAGTTACCGGTAAGTTCATTTCATACTTAAACGATTCCTCATCTTCAATACCGTCAGTTTTATCAATTAAGAATTTTTGATAGGTTTGTTCTATTTTACCGATAGTGTTTCGTAACACCCCATTAATCTCAATTGCTATTCTCATCTTCTGTGTTATCGTATTTGTTTAATATTTTGGTGATTAATGGGTTCCTAACAATGTCGTTTTTATCTTTGAATTCAAAAATTGAAACATATCCACTATCTCTAAATTTTTCAATTGCGTCCCATAAACCACTATGTGTTTTATTTTTATATTTATCAGATTGTTCAACATCTCCGGAAATAAAAAATTTACTATTAAATCCAATACGTGTTAATAGTAATTTCATTTGACTTGGTGTGGCATTTTGACCTTCTTCAAAAATTAAAATAGAATTATCAATATTCATACCTCTCATAAACGCTAAAGCAAATACTTCAATAACTTCAATTTCTTTTAGTTTTTCTCTAGACTCTTTTCCAATAATTTTATTTAATAAATAATAAGATGGGAAAATATATGGGTCTAACTTCTCTTCCACATTACCCGGTAACGAACCTAATTTTTCTTCAGCTTCAACTGCCGGTCTAACAATAATAATTTTTTCGTAAGGTGTTGTTGGGTCTGAAAGTAAATCAATCGCGGCTTTCATTGTTATGTAACTTTTACCAACACCTGCCGGTCCTGAACAAACAGTTATTTCACTTTCTATTAAAGTATCATAATATTTTTTTTGGTTTGTTGTTAAAAATTTTTCTTTAGTTTTTCGTTTAATTATTTGACTAATTAATTCTTTTTTACTTACCGGTTTACCGGTGGACTCCGTTGTTGGAGTTACAGTTGGTTTTCTTTTTTGACGTTCAGCCATTTTTAATAAGTGTTTATATATTTTAATTGATTATATATAGATAACGTTTTATTTATATATTTTTTTGTGGTGGCTTTACTATAACATTCTACAGCAAAGAAACCATCGGCTTCATAGATATCTAATCTCCATCTTGAGTTTCCTACTAAATTTGAGGAAACCATAAAATTATGACTATCTGTTCGTTGAACTCTAATAACATCACCGGTTAACCTTAAATAACCATTATGCAATGATTGGTTGAAACTGATAAAATCTTCAGTACAATCTTTAACATTATCCCATAATTCAGGATGAATTAAAGTATCATCATCATTAAAATAAATGTAACCCATTTTTACTAAATCTAAAGCAAAGTTACGTTGGCCGTTCCCGGATATACTATTTGGGTTTTTATGTAAATAATATTCACAATTGTTTGGAATAAGGTTTTTATCGGGTAAAGTTAATGAATCAAAAACAACAATCCATCTATAATTATCTCTTGGAATATTTATACTTTTTGATATCATATGTAGATTTTCCGGTCTACTACAAGGTGTTATAATATTAAGGAACATAACTAAACTATTTTAATGTATTTATCTAAAAATTTAAAATTATTTTGAACAAATGGTAATAGAACAAAATAATCTTTATTAAGTTTTTCTAATTTATCCGACTCATCATTTCTTGTTTGACTTTCAAAATGATATGAAACTAAACTACCATCACAAATATTATTATAACCTAATACTTTTGTTGTAAAATTCAATTCAACGTCTTCAAAACAACTTATGTAATTTTCATTAAAATAATTACATTGTTCAAATACGGTTTTTTTAATCATCAATAATGCTCCGGTAGAACCAATAACCTCTTTTATGGATGTTGAGTAATTGTAATAAGAATTTAATCCAATATGTCCTAATTGGAATCGTTTTTCTTTATCTATAAATGAAAGTACTCCATCGTGTTGAATTGTATTATCTTTGAAATGTAATCTACATCCGACCGTACCAACTTTAGGAGTTGTTTTGAATATTTTTAACATACCATAAACAACATTGTTTAATATTTTAATATCATTATTACAGAATAATAAAAATTCATAATCATTTGTTATATGATTTTTAACAACATCATTATTAATTTTTGCAAAATTATAATAATCGTATTCAATAAGTTGTATGTTACCAATTGGTTGTATATTATTTTTTATCCATTCTTTTTCTTCATCTGTTGAACCAGTGTCGGCAATGAAAATGTCAAATAAATTTGGATTACAATATTGGTAAAATGAATTAACACAATCAAATAACATTTCAATCTTACCTTTTGTTGGTATTATTATCGCAACTTTACCAATATTTTTAATAGGTTTTTCTTTAATCTCCGGAACATAAATTTGTTGAGGTTTTAAGTCTAATGGTAATTCTGTTCCCCACTTTTCAATAAACTTTTCTTTACTCTCCCAAAATTCTTGGTTTGGTTGTCCAACGGATTGATGAGTAATTTCAAAAGAAGATGTTACACCAATTTTAACTCCGTCTAAATAATTTGGTACACAGAATAAGTGGTCGTAGAAATGGAACTTACCTATTGTTTCATCAAACAAATGTTTAATTTTTCTTTTATCAAATGAAATGAATAATCCATCAATTGTTACTACGGGGATAAGGAAGGGTAATTTTGGGGAATAATTGTTTACCCATTTTTTTTGACCTTCAGGATGGTGATAAACTTGTCCAACCATTGTGTATTGCATACGTTCCCAATAAACTCCTGATTCGGGAAAATAACAAGAACCTGCTTTACCAATAATACCGTAATCAGGATTGTCGGTAAAATCTTTAATTAGTTTTTTACCCCATCCATTCTCAAGTTTAATGTCGTTATGACAACAAACAATAATATCAAATTCAGATTTGGATATTCCTTTATTATAAATTTGAGATAAACTAAATTCATTATGGTTTACATATTCAAGTATCTGAACATTTTTTAATCCAACGGTTTGTAACAAATGTTGTCTAAATTTGTTATTATAATTATCATCTTTATGTGTTGAGTATATTATTGTTATCATTCTATTCTTTAGTAATACAAAATGATGGACACCCATCTTTTGTTAGATATTTTATTTTTAATTTTCTTTCCTCACAAAATTCGTTAACAGCTCTAACTACACCTTCAAACATTATTGTCGTATAATCGTGACCACAAATATATCCACCGGTCTTAATTTTTTGGTAAGATAGATTCAAATCATTTTTAACACCGTTATATGAATGGTCACCATCAATATAAATCATATCAAAATATTCATCATTAAAATTATTTAGAATATCTTGACTATAACCTTTGTGAATGTATACGTTATTATTGTCATTAAAATATTTAGTAATTA